CTTCAACTGGGGCATATACTGCAAGTTCTCTTGGTACTACTGTTAAAGTAAGAACTAAGCTTTCAACTGGTACTGTTTCAGTAACTGCAAATGGAAAAACTGCAACTAAAACTGCTGAAATTTGGCAAGCTGCTAATTCCATAACTGGATATAAAAATATAACCATAAACCAATTTTTTTATAGTGATATACCATATAGTGGTGGGACAGTATCTCCAAATTTAGATGTTGATTATGATACCACCTATACTTCTGGTGCTACTTTAAATAACCATGGGCTTCCTCCAGGACATACAGCAACTTATACATGGACTGGTAGTAAACCAAGCTGGGGTACTTTAAGTTCAACCACTGGTAATGTTACGGCAACCTCAAACTCGGGCTCATCAAGTAGATCAACTTCTGTTAGTATGGAAATCCTATATAATGGGTCTGCTATTGGGGTAAGTGCTTCTACTACTGTTACTCAAAAGAGCCAAGGTAAAGTATCAGTAACTTTAAGTATATCACTGAATATTTATGGAAGTGGTTCAATTAATGCTGATAGAGCTGTAAATGATAGTCTAGATGTTGGATGGACCCAACATGATGACATGGGAAATGGATCTGATAACTTTGTTAACCTATCACCTGGGCAAAGCTCAGCTAGCATTACTAGTATGAATTCAAGTTGGCCAAACTATAGTATATTCCAAGTTAATATGCAAAGTAGTCCACCTTGGGTTAGTGGTAACTGGTCTTACTATTGGTAATAAATTTTTAACTAAAACTCAACTATCATGACAAAAGAAAATCTTTGGCAGGTAATTATCGGTATGTTAGTTACTGCAATTTTTGGAGTACTCCTTCCTATGAAGTGGGCAGCTATATTCCCTGCTTTTTTAGTAGCAATTATCTGGGCTGGTATCAAACAGACTTCAGGTAAGAAATATCCTAATAAGGATGGGGAAATGGTAGAACCAAAATTTTGGAAAGACTTTGTTTCAGTAATGGCTGGAGCATTAGTAATATATTTAGTAGTTGTAATACTTTAAACTCTCTAGAATATGCCTATTTTTAGGGATATAAGTAGTTTTACAACCCTCACTAATGACCAAATAAAAGAAAAGGTAGCTACTGGTTGGAAACCTTATACTCAGGTATCTACAACTGAAAAGGTAGACCTATATGATTTTCTTAATCTGGTAGATCTTTCAGCTATTTATGAAGCTATTAAAGCAGTTAAAACTGAAATAGAAGAGGATATCCAACCAAAGTTGGATGAACTTCAAGAACAGATTACTGCTAATGATACCGATATCACCAACTTGACCAACAACAAGAAAAACAAACAAACTTTTTCTTCTGGTGATACAGTAACTTCAATATCTGGTGGTCAAACAATTGAGGTAACTGGAACTGCTAAAGTAACCTGTAACGTAAATGCAACTACTTTCACAGAGTTGCAAGATACTGCTTATCTAATGGCTCTTGGTGTTACTGAAGTGGAATTCACTTCCAATAACGGAGCTTTATTTATTAACTATCAAAATACTCAATTACCAACTGGGGGTACCAAATGTTATAAATTGGTACGATCTACACAAGGTAATCAAGCAAATATCTATATAGATGTTGATTCCTATATACCAGTTGGTGGAGCTTACGAAATAGTGATCTCAGCTAATAAAGGAACTTCAAGGGATAATCCATTATCTGCTGGTCAGGATACTGCTACAATAACTGCAGAACTTGTAACCGGAGATATTCCATCTGGGTTAAAACCAACTTTAAGTATTACTGGAGAAGGTTTTAGTTTAGACCCAGATACTGGAGTTGTAAATGTTGCTAGTAGAGGAACTACTCCAGGAGCTATAAGATCGGCTACTATAACTGCAAGTTATGAGGATTTGGAACCAAAATCCATAACTTTATATCAGGCAGAGAATAAAATTACTGGATATAATGGTACTATAACTGTAACTACTGGTATATCCTATCCTAATATTAGTAGTAGTGGTGGTAATGCAAATCCTTCAGGTCCATCCTGGTCTCAGGAGGCTACCTATTCTTCTGGAGAATCTGGTACTGCTAATAATGTTGGATCTGTATCTTTTGAAAAAATAAGTGGAGACTCTGCTTTCTCAGTGGATTCCAGGGGTACTGTATCTGTAGGTGCTAATCCAAGTTTTGATAATACAAGGTCTGCCACCATACGTGCTACTATAACTAATGGTTCAGAATCTGCTACTTCTACTGATACAGTAGTTCAAGCTGCTGCTACTAGAACTGATATAGTTATTTCTTGCTCTATTTCTCAACTGAGTGGTAGTATTAATCTTTCTGCTCCAGCTCAAGATAGGCTATCAGTTAGGTTAACCATATATGAGGTAGATGGTCAAGGGAATACCACTGGAGTTGGTTTTGATACTGTAGACTATACTATAAATGTTGGTCAAAGTAGTATATCAGTGGTTGATAGACCAGATTCTACTTGGATAGATTTTAGAGCTGACGTATATGAGGTGAATGGTATCACTAATCCCCCATTGCAATTGGATAATGGAGTATATACTTGGGATTTACCAAGCTAATACTATATAGAATATGGCTAGAAAAGTTAATGTAACTCTCCCAAACCTATCTAATCTTCAATTTCAAATAAAGTTAGAAGGGGATTGGGTAAAAGTGGGGCAGTTCATTGATAATCTAGCCCCAGATATCCAAAAAGCCTATGATACGGCTACTACTAAGTTTGCAAAAGCTTTACTAAAGATAGTGAAGACTTCAATTGCAACTGGTTCTCCTCCTAAAGGTTCTGGTGTATACTGGGAACCTCTCTCTGATGCTACACTAAGAAAATATGGTGATCACCCTACTTACTATTTAACTGGGTTATACCATAGATCAGTGGGTTTTTTTAAATATAAGTCTAGAACACTAGTTGGTTTACCAATAGGTAAGAAAAGGTCCTCACAAGGGGGTTTAACTTTAAATCAACTTGCTTTAATCCTTGAGTATGGTACTGGGGGTAAAGGTGGAGGGAAAAGTAGAGGGACTATACCACCTCGTTCTTTGTGGGGACCTTCTTTAAAATCTATTGGTGGAAAAGAAAAATTAAGAGCTACAATACTAACAGAACTCCGTAGAAGATTCTCTAGATACGGAATAAAACCTAATCAAGTAAAATGGTAAGTTCACAAGAGGTAATCGAAAGATCAATCTATTCATCTATACTTGGGGTTACTGTTGGACTTGGTTATACAGTTGACCCAGATACTTATTTACCCATTAATCAAGAAAACTCTGCAAGATTTAAAAATGATATAGCTAAACTAAACCCATATATTGGTATATATGGAGCAGGAAATAACCAATCCAAAGGTAAGAAAATAACTCCAAGAATAGATGTAAATCCAAGAGGATTTTATCCAGGAGCTATAGGATTACCAAGACAATTAATAGAAAAGGAAGAGGGTATAGGTTATACTGCTACTGAAATGCCCTATGAAACCATTGATCAATATATAGATATACACTTAGTAGCCAATTCCCAACAAGATATAAGATTACTCCATAGTATATTATTTTATTCGGTTCCCCAAAGGGGTTATATTAAACCCTATACAGAAGAAAGATTTTTATTCTCTGGAAATATCTTTATTGAGTTGGTAAACTTCTTTGATACCCCTAATTTGGATGTGGGTATAATAGAAAAGATATACCAGTTTCAGGTATTTGATACCATTACTTATGAAAAACCAGTTGATGGTGATCTTACTCCTATTACCGATATATCCTTACTATTACAAGGAGAAGGCTATGAAGAAAACATTAACATAATAAAAAAATAATCCTTAACATTTAAAACAAATAGAGTTATGCCTAACACTCCAAGAGTACAGTTCAATTTTGAGAACAACAATGTACAAAACAGTACTCCACTACTGGGAGTATCACATGTAGTTGCTCGTACTACTAAAGGCCCATTCAATTCCCCAGACCAAGTATTCAATTCATACTCTGCTTTTCAGGAAGTATATGGGGAAGAGATAGTTCCTGATGGAACTGTTTCTAACATACAGAAAGCTTTTGAATTAGGGTCAAAATTACGTATATCCCGAGTATCTGGGGTTGGTGCATCATTGGGTAAAGCTAATCTATATACCCCGGGTACTGAGCCAGTAAAAGGTGATGCTGCTATCATAACCTTTACTTTAGTAGACCCAACTGATAAGACTAATACTATAGCTATGCAGTTGGGAATTGAAACTAAAGAAGCTGGTAGTCCAGTACTGGATTCCACTGGTTATAACTTAAATAGGGATTTCTATCTCAGGGTATCAAAAGGAAATGGTCCAACTAACCGAGTAACTTTAACCCAGTTTAAAGCTTTCAGTGGAACTAATAATACTTCAGTAGCTGCAGAAAATATATTAGCTTCTAATCTGTTATTCTCTGGAGCTAATTATACTGAAGCAGGACCAAATGCTACTGCTTTCGTAGAACCACAAGTTCTTCAGGATTTTGTAAATAATGCACCTAATATTCAATTAACCTTTATAGAAGCTACTGCTAAAGATGAAACTATAGCTTCCCGTATCAAAACCATAGATGACGTAATTGCTACTTTCCGTAGTTACTCTAATTGGTATGGTACTGTAAAGGTAGGGGAAGCTGTAGTAGCTGATGACCCAGTATATATGGTTATCAATGAGGGTACCAGTGGAACTACTCCAGATGTACAGAGTTGGATTAATGGGTTTGAAGCCATTAATGCTTATAATGATGGCTATCAGTTAATCCTTTCTCATATCCATCAGCACCTTCCTAACTACTATTTGGAAGCTTTAGCAACTGTTGCTGATGTAGTTAAGAGCCAGTATGAAATTGTACTTTATGTAGAAGTTCCAAAAGAAGAGGCAAGTGGAAATATACAAACTCCAGACAACATCATATCAACTTTAAAAACTATACAGGCTACTGTTGGTTATGCTAAAAACATAGCTTACTTTGGTGGTGGTATCAAATACTACAATCAGAATGGAGCTCTCCAAAACTGTGATGTACTTGGTACTGTATTGGGTCTTGGTGATGCTTCTGCTTCTAATAATGGTCCATATATGTCCTTTGCAGGTATGAACCGAGGAGTAGTAAATGATGCTTTAGGCCCAGTAACTGAAAACTTAGGAGCACCATCCAAAATTGATAAGCTTCAGGAATTAGCTGAGTGGTTCTGTAATATCTTTGTAGTAAAAGATACCCCTAATCAAGGTAAACGTACTATGCTTTGGCATAACTTTACTTCTAGTCCAAAATCGGATTCAGAAAAATTCCTTTCTATAGTACGGTTAAATCTTTATCTTAAAAAGAATTTAAGACCTATTCTAGAAAGTTATTTAGAAGAACCCAATAACTGGACCACTTGGAAAAAGATTTACTACCAAGGCAAGGAAATCCTTGATGATTTAATAGGGGTTGCTATTACTGAATACAGCTGGTTGGGTGACCAATTTGCTAACTCTTATGAAGACCTTCAGATTAATAATGAAGCAGATGTTCGTCAGGGTAAATATCGTTTAGTAATCAAATACAAGGATATTGTTCCATTACAGGAAGTTACTGTGGATATTGTAATAGATGCTGCTTCTCAGTCTATTGACCTTGAAACCCAGATTCAAAATCTCTAATAAACTTTTAAAATTTAGATAATATGCCAGCAAAAGTAAAAAATCCTCGGAAGAAATTCCTTTGGAGTATCATATTTATCAAACACCCCATTAACACTTATCTTTTCCAGAATGTAACTCTTCCAGAAATAAGCATAGAAGAAGTTGCACATGGTGATATTAACCGGGATGTCAAAACCGGTGGACGTATCTCTGTTGGTACATTAACTTGTCAAAAATTGGAAACTACGTCTGGTTCTGATACTTGGATGTGGGATTGGATGATGTCAGTCCAGGATCTTCTCCTGGGTGGGGGTTTAGTTCCAACTCAATATTGGGAAACTTGTACTATTAATGAATTGGCTGAAGATGGGGTATCAGTACTCAACAGTTGGGTATGTACTGAAGTTTGGCCAATGCGTGTAAATGGTCAGGAATTGGATCGTATGAGTTCTGACAATACTATTGAAGAGATAGAGTTCTCTGTAGGTACTATAGAAAAATTGTAAACTATTGCAAGGGAGAGCTCAGAAATGGACTCTCCCTTTGTTTTTTTAAACCAACTCAACAAAAGGTTAAAACATGGAAAATGATTTCTTACAAGCACGTAAATTAGAATTTACAGTGCCATCTGGTTACAAATATGTAATCAGAGAACAGAATGGGGCAGATGATGATATATTATCCAACCCAGTAGAAGCTAGAACTTTACGTAATATTTCTAGATTCATTGCTGCTATTGTAGTTTCTACTGACTACACACAAAATGGAAAATTAACAGTAGAAGATGCCCATCAACTTCCAGTATTGGATAAATATTGTATAATGTTTAATTCCCGTATATTTTCTATGGGAGAAACGGTAGAATTTGAACATGACTGGGGTGATGGTGGAGGAGTTATTTTATATGCCCAGGACCTCCAAGAATTTCTTTTTGATTATGGGGTTCCCCCTACAGAAGAAGAATTACTAGCAAAGCCTTTAGCTATCCCCTATTATCCAAATGGTAAGAAGGTAAAGGATATAGAATTCACCACAAGTTATGCAAACAAGTTTAAGTTTGATGTACTTACTGGAGAGGGTGAATCATACATTGCTAACTTACCAGATGATAAGAGAACTAAGAATCAGGAATTAGTGGCCCGTAATCTTTACTTAGAAGTAGATGGTAAATGGGAAAAGGTAACTAATTTCAGGATGTTCTCAGTAAAAGAGATGTCTGAAATACGTAGAGAAATATATTCTTGCGATCCAGACTTCTCTGGTAATACAGAAGTTGAAAACCCAAGAACTGGGGAAAAAGGTTTTGTAAACTTATTAGCTATAAAGGGTTTTTTCTATCCGGGGGAGATGTAGATGAGGATTTCATTTATCTTCACCATGCAAAGATTCGGATAGATTATATAACTCTAGCTAAACTCCCAATCAGACACCGTCTCAAATTACTTGAGGCGGCTTCTGAGTATTATAAATCTTTGGAAGCTATAAATAAGAAACGATAATATGCCTGCATATACAAGTGGTAGCCTCACAGGTAGTAACCTTGAAATAGGTATTGCTCTAGTTCTTCAGGATAGGTTTTCTAACCAAGCTAGAGAAGCTTCATCTCAGATCAAAAGACTGCATAATGAAGCTAAGATGGCAGTAACTGCCAATCTCCAGTCAGCAAAGAGTATGGCTGATACCGTTATGGGTTGGTCTGGGAGAGCACTGGGGGGAATTTCTTCTATGCTTCAAGAAGGAGCTGGCTTTGTTGATACAATGACAACTGTAAAAGCAATTACTGCTGCTTCAGATACCCAGATGAAACAGTTAGCAGATACTGCTCAGTCTTTAGGTATAGCCACTATGTTTGATTCTAAGGAAATTGCATCTGGTATGCAATACTTAGCTATGGCTGGTAATACAGCTGAAGAAATCCAACAAATGATTGGGGGTGCTGCTTATGTTGCAGGTGCTACTAATATGGCATTGGGTGGTAAAGGAGGTACTGCTGACTTAATCACCAATGTTATGTCAACCTTCCAGATAGAAGCTGCTGGTGCTGCTACAGTTGGTGACCAGTTAGCAAAAGCAGCTCTATCTTCAAATATGTCTATGATTGACCTGGCAGAAGCAGTTAAATATGCTGGGGCAGACATGGTAAACTTAAAGAGGACTCTACCAGAAGTGGCTGCATTAGCTGGAGTTCTGGGTAATGCTGGTATCCAGGGATCAATGGCTGGTACTGCTATGTCTAACATGGCTAGATACCTGAACAAATCCCTGGTCCAGCCCTCTTATAAAGGTGGTAAAGCATTAGCTACATTAGGATTATCAATAAAGGATTTTACTGATTCTAATGGTGATCTTATAGATCTTTCAGCTGCCATAGGTAAGATAGTTGGTGGTATGAAAGGTTTATCTTCTATGGAAGTAGCTCAAGTATTCAATGATATCTTTGGAGTTCGTGGTAACCGAGCTGCTGCTGCACTTGCAAGAAGTTTACCAGAATATGAAGACCTTTTAAACAAGATTCTTAACCAATCAGAGGGATATGCAAAATCTATAGTTGAACAGAGGATGGAGACTATAGCTGGTGGTATAGACCAGATGAGGTCAGCTCTTGAAAACTTAAGAACTACTTTTACTACGGTTATTGCTCCAGTTATAACTCCAGTATTTAAAAGATTAGCTCAATTCTTTGAATTTGTTAGAAATATTTTAACAATCCCAGTACTTGGACCAGCTCTTACTCAATTCATTACTTTTGGTACTACTGGAGTATTTCTTATAGCTACATTTACCAAGTTAAAAGCTGCTTGGAAATTACTCACCATGGATTCTCAGGTATCATTCCTAAACATGATACGAGTTATCAAAGGTGGATGGGGAGAAGCTACTTGGAGTTTATCAAGGTATATGGCATTAGAAAGAGCAGCTAATGCAACTAGAAAAGGTGGTCTAGCTGGTATTAATCCCAGGATGTCAAAAGCTGAATGGGCTATGATGAATGGTATGCCAGTTGGTGGTATATACATAGGAGCAGATGGTAGACCCAGGTATGCTAAAGGTAATCAGGCTGGTAAAAGAGCTGGAACCTTTGCTTCAGTGGATGCTACACAAAAAGCCATGACTGGAAAAGGGGCAGCTACTGCAGCTGGAGCTGGTGGATTCTTTGCTGGTTTGTTTGGTAAGAGTGCTGCTAAAACTGCTGCAGCTGGAGCTGCTAGAGCAGGATTTGGGGCATTTGCTGGTAGGGGTTTATTAGCTGTAGGTGGTAGATTAGTTGGTTTACTTGGTGGACCAATAGGAGTTGGTATATCCATATTAACTTTAGTATTACCATCTCTCATAAGTGCTTTAACTGGTAATAAGGAAGCTACTGATGCTAATACTGATGCTGCAAACAAAGTAGCTAATCAATATGGGAATTTAGTAGAAAGAAACAAAGCTAATAAGTTCCCAGGAGAAGATCAGATACTTACTCAGATGTACAATGCTATGCAGTATTGGGCTGAACAAATAAGAAATATAAAACCCACTGCTGTAATCAATCTCAATGTCGACGGTAAACCAACAATTAGGGAAACTGTTGAAGATATGCAAGGAGAAACCAACCTAACTTTTGGAATGAAATAATATGGCAAGTATAATAGGGAAAGCGGTTGGGGCTGTTGCTAGTGTAGTAACAGAACTAGAACAGGGGAGAATATTTAACTCCCCTTTAAATAAACTCTGGAGGGCTAAAATTTTAATAAATAGAGCTACTTCTCCAATGCCTAAGGATGAGGCAAAAGCTTCATATAAGGTAAATGATGCTTTAAATCAGCATTATGCTAGAGCTAGTTCTTATTCAGCTGCTCAACAGGGTCAACCTTGGATTCGGGCAAGAAAACAAGTATTATCCGGATTAGGGGAAAAAGATAGATATATACAGGGCACTGATTATACTTCATCCAATAGAAATATCTTAAATGATAAAATAAACAAATTAAACCAGGTTGATAATCAAATCCAGATTATTAATAAACATACTTCTCCACCAACTATCATCACTATCCAAAATAGACCAAATGAGTTGAACATAAATCCTCAATCATCCTGGGTAGCAGTGAAATCCATGGGTAGAAATAACCCATTCATGATGTACACTGGGGGGGAAGATACCATTAGTTTTGATGTATCTTGGTATGTAAGTGATCCTAATAATAGGAAAGAAGTAATTACAAAATGTAATCTTCTTAAGTCATGGACTAAAGCAGACGGTTATATTGCTGCACCACCTACATTGAATATCTTATGGGGAACTTCTGGTTTATTTGACAATGATACTTTCATACTAGAATCGGCCCCATTTGTTCTATCTCATTTTCAAAATGCCAGTCGTATACTTGGTAGGTATAACCATTTAGAAAATGGGGAAAGAATAGTAGCTGGTGATGGGGAATACAATTATCTGGAAGATCTTCACTTATATCCAAATTGTGCTACTCAAACCCTTACTTTTAAAAGGGTATCTGCTACAAACCAAAGGAGAGTAGAAATAGTTTCCCCAGAGGATTTGGCTGTCACTAGAGGAATAGAAGCTCCTGTTCCTTTAGAAACCTTTAATGCTTAAAAATAAATCACTATGAACCCCTATTCTGGAGGATATATTATAGATTTTGGTGATGGGGATATGATCCTGGAAAAACCCAGAACAGTAAGTACCACCCCATTAAATAAAACACATACAGTTTTAGAAGGTGAAACTTTACAAAACATAGCTTTCAGATATTATGGGGATTCTGGATACTGGACCTTGATAGCAGAAGCTAATAACTTATTCTTTCCATTGAGAGAATTGGAAGATGGTATGGAAATTATAATACCTTAAAATTATGGCTGAAACAGTTACCACATTTAAACAAGATAGTGATTCTACATTATACCAAGGAATGGGTGCTCCATATTTGGCTATCTTTGATGGTGGACAAGAAGCTATATTAGACCCAATATCCAAATTACCCATAGGAGTATATGTGGTATCATTTGAATATACCTATGAAGAAGGCAAAGAAGATAAGGGAAGATTTATTATTGTAACCAATAATACAAACCTTATATCCATAAAAGAATTTAACTATATGATGCCACTCCATTTACAATGGGGTTGGATATATCCGGACTCTACTTCAAAGTCTGGCCCACTAAAAAAAGTATTGATAGTTGGTCATGATGTACACTTTACCCCAGAAGGAACTAGAATTACTATAGAGTTTGCTGATTGCAGTATCTTATTAAAGAATATGCAACCAAACTTTGCTGGTCAAGCTAAAGGGTTTGATAGGTATGTGACTTCAGTACTTAATGGTATTCCAGTAGGAATAACTTTTATAGACTATGATATCACAAGAGAGGTTAGAGAACAAGTAGTTGCTAAAAGGGTTATACCAAGTGGAAAGGTAGTAGGTAACAATACTCCTGGACCATATTATCAATCTTATTATAATGATTTTGGTAAAGGCCCAGGGCAAGCTATATACCCATATACCCAAGATGGATTTATCCCCCAGGTATATTATACTTCTCAAGTACCATATATGTCTGACCCAGATCAAGTAGGGGTTAAGATATTAGAGGCTACTCCAGAAAATCAACAACTTACTAAAGATTTACCAAATGATTATAAACTAATTGATATAATACAACATAAAGCTACAAATGTATTATTATTAGGTACACCAAGAAATAGGTTTCAACAAGTACAACAGTTAGCTAATAGGCTAAAGAAAGGTCCATATTATATAAATGGTTCCGGTGGTAAATTAACTGTAGAAAATCAAAGATTAAATAGACCAGTATCAAAGACTTATACCTATGCTGGTGGAAATGGTGAACTGTTAGAATTTACTGTAAAATCTAAGTTTACTAAAACTTCAGTAGAAATAGGTAAGACTTCTGATATTGATCCCAATGATAAAAAAGCTAAAACTACTACTACCCAGGTAGGTATTGATCAGAACTCCGAATCTGCTGATTTATACATGCATTGGTGGAGTTCATGGGGTAATCCTGCTAATCCAACAACTGGTTTTGATAACAGATATCCATATAGTTTACAACCAAAAGATAGGTATTCAAACTACCCTATAATTAAGGATGATGGGAAGTTTACTCCAAATCTAGTAGAACAGAAAAAGAAAGATAATATTCAAAAAACCTATGAACAGGTACCGGTAGAAACTGAAGAATTACCGATATACAATAGCAGAGAAGATGCTATGGTAGCAACTTCTGCTAATGTTAAGTTGAGTAGAGAAGAGTATAAAACTTTTATTGACAATCTTAAAAAGGAGTTTGAAAAGAAAACTAAAAACCCAAAGAGTGGAGAAGAAACTGCTGAAGCAGTATCATTTATGAATACTCTTTCTAATTATACTGTAACTAGAAAAGTAACCATAAAGAAGAAGGTTAATCCCATAGATTATGACCCTTTGAAAGCTACTAATAATGTAGGCTCTACCTATAACCAAAACACTGCTTATGGTGTATATGGTCAGGACTTACCAAGAATACAGTGGCAAAGAGGTTATGATTATTTAAAAAATCAAAAAGGTATAACCATTCTTGAAACTAACATAGAAGTTAACAAACATATCCCAGAAAAAAATACAGTAACTTTATTAGAAGAGATAGAGTTGGAAATACCAATTAATGGTGCTAGAACTTTAGCTTCTGATTATACGGAATATGCTGATTTATTTATGGGTAATGATATAGAGGAAGTAGTAAGAAATCAACTTACTGCTACTGCAGTATTTGTTGGTGATCCTTTCTTGGAAAAGTCTCAAAATTTGGAAATCCAAAATATTTCAGACAAATACTCTGGAGTATGGTATATCAAATCAGTTACTCATCAATTTGATACTGGTTCCGGTTATCTTTGTAATGTTAAGTTTATTAAAAAAGATACAGTAGTATCCAAGAATATTATCAAAGCAAGTATGGCAATGATGAATGCCATGGCCAATATAAATAAGGTTGCTAAAGAAGTTTATGATAGCACAGGGCAAGATAGGACCTCTATTTTACAAGAAGCTCTAGAAGAATATGCAAATCAACACCCAGGATATTCCATATTGGCCAAATATAATGATCAAACAAATACAGTTGATATTTATAAAGCTGAACAAGATTTCAATATAATGACTAAGAATCCGAGTACTAAAACTGATACTAAAACTCTTCAGGAAAAAGGTACTCTGGTTGGTTCTATAGATTTAAATCAAAATAGACAATGACCATAGGTGAAATTATTCAGAAATATGGGGTAGAATTTACAGGTAGGTTCTACTCTGTATATAAGGGTGTGGTTACAAGTAACCAAGACCCAGACTTCACTGGTCAATTAACTATAACATTACCTTCAGTTCTAGAAGGGGTAGAAGTAATAGCTAGACCAAGAGGTAATCTTGGTGGAATGAAATATGGAGCTAAAGCTTTTACCCCAAGAGTGGGGGAAATAGTTTGGGTTGAGTTTGAAATGGGTGATCCCATGAGACCAGTTTGGTCACCATTTGGTTGGGCTATTGGAGAAGTTCCAGAAGAGTTTAAAGATAATGATACTATAGGTATCATTACTCCAAATGGAAACAAGATATATCTTAAAGAAGAAGGTGATCTACTTAAAGTCCATATAAAACAAAAGGTAGAAATAGAGGTAGAAGATGGTACTCAGATATATATGGACAAGGATAAGGTAGAAGTAAATGGTGGTACTAATAAACAGGTAATGAATATTGAATACTTCAAAACTTTTGTAGAAGCAGTTCAAAAGGACTTACTTGTAGTTATGTCAGGTCAGAATGTATCCAAATGGATGGCAACTGACTTACCTAAATTACCAGATGATAAATTCACACATTGATGGCAGACATAGGTATAACTTCAGATCAAATAATAGAAGCTAAATGTAAACCATATTTAGATACAATTGAATCTGAAGAAGAGAAACAAGCTTTTCTCCAAAGGATGAAAGATGCTGCTAAGACTTTCATTCAAAACTTTATTAACAAGATTAATGCTATACTGGATGCTATTACTGAAACCTGTAATAAGATTATAGCTTCAGCATCTACTTGGGCAGCTCAAATAGTAGCTATAGCAGTTCCGGATCCTATGGCACCAAAAGCTGGAGCTGCTTCTGCAGTAAGTTTAAAGAACAGTGTAGAAATGGCAAAAGCTAATCTTTCAGTAGCTAATGCCCAAATGGCAGAAGTAAATGAATTTGTATCCATGGCCGGAGTTGGAGTTCCACCCATAGTAGAAACTACAACTAACTTACTAAGTTCAGCTAATTCTGCTTTACAAGCAATCCCTATTTAAAAACTATAAGCTATGAATCTAAAACAACTCAACACTATTGGTTCAGGTGCTTACTTTCCAATACAGCTAGAAGAAGTAAAGGATGAAAATGGTAATATAGAAACTACTTTACAACCAGATGGAACCCAAGTACCAAAAGTACGTTGGGGAATGCTATATGGGGATGTAAGATTGATAAAACAAAATTTGATAGCTATTCTCACTTTTCAAATAGGCCAAAGATTCCGTCAAGAATATTTTGGTTGTAGAATATGGGAATGTATAGAAGAACCCAATACTCAAGCTCTAGAATATCTTCTAAGGGATTTTATTAGGGATGGTATAGAGAACTGGGAACCCAGGATACAAAAGATATCAGTAGAATCCGAAAGATCCTATGATAAAATCCATATAACTATCAAGTTCCAAATGAACAACTCTAAAAGAGTTGAAGACCTTAACTTTGAATATAATCCAGTAAACAATATAATCAATGCCTACTAGCAATAATTGGTTGAATCCTTTCCAAAGGTCTTTCAATGATATTAAGTCTACTCTGATATCTAAGCTAAGAGCTAGAGTACCAGAAATGTCAGATTATAGTGAAGGAAATATATTTATTCTTATAATATCCATATTCTCAGCTATAGCAGAAGTTATACACTTCTATATAGATAATATGGCTAGAGAAGCTTTCTTACCAACTGCTAGAAGGTATTCTTCTTTATACAAACATGCTAAGTTGGTAGATTATCATATAAAAGCTGGTATCCCTGCTTCAGTTAATCTAACCATATATAGAGGGAATGGCTCACCCATTACAGAAAATATAACCATCCCAGTAAATACTGAATTTCAATCTAAAGATGGTAAAACTTGGTTATCCTCTAAAACCATAGTATGGGATGCTACTCAAAATCCATATTCGGTTAAGGTACCAGTAGTACAGAAATCTAAAGTTGGTGATCCCGATAGAATCCAACTTGGTCAAATAACTTCTACTGATGTAATTATATATCTTGGTGATCTACCAACTGATCAAAAGTATGTAGAAGGTTCCATGGTATTATACATTGACAATGAACCTTGGATTTTAGTTGATACCTTTGCTTATGCTAATTCTACAGATAAAGTATATAAGGTAGAAATTGATGAAGCTGGGAAACCATATATAATGTTTGGTGATGGTCAATTTGGTATGAAACCAAATTTAAATGGTAAAGTAGAGGGTGAATATTATCTTACCTATGGAGCTCTTGGAAATATTGCAGAGAATCAGTTTGGTACTCCTATACCTACCATATTAACTGATAAATATGGTGATATAAGTATATCCAATGTATATTCTGCTTCAGGAGGTTCTGATTATGAAACTTTTGATATGCTTAAACAACATATCCCTCTTTCTATCAAAACTCTGGGGGTAGCTATAACCAGAGAAGATTATGAAGCAATAGCTAAGTTAGTTCCAGGAGTAGATAAATCTTATGTTGATTATCAATGTGGTAAATTTGTAACAGTATATATTACACCAGATGGTGGTGGAGAAGCTTCACAAGCATTAATTGATAGTGTTACTGATAAGCTTACTAAAGCTAAAGTAATAACTACTCATATAAATGTAAAATCAACCCACACTTCTTTAATCTTCTTAGATGCTACCATCACTGGAAGAAAATCCTTCAGTAAAAATGATATAAGTGACCAAGTAATTAAAGCTTTGGTAGAAGCTTATAGTTACAATACTTCTGATATAAATAAGGTAGTAAGGTTATCTGATCTATATGCTCTGATAGATAATCAAAGCATGGTGGATTATTTAAATATCAATTCACTTTACTTATTGTCTTATCCAGTTCCTCAAGGAGGTGGTGGAATAGACCCTTCTCTTGTACCAGACTTAAATATAACCCACTTCAAACAGATAAATTTCAGTACTGGTGATGCTGAGGCTCAAACTGATGAACGTCAGATAATGATAACCATTACTCAAAGTGGTTATAAAATAAATGGGTTACTTAATGATAGTGATATCAATACCACTGGTACTTTTGGAAACATTACTCAAGTAAATGGTACCAATCTATCTTTTGAAATCACTATAGGCAATCCAGGAGAAGGTCAGGTATATAACCCAGGAGATGAATATGTAATATCTCTTCAGCCTATGAACAGGGATTTGGTACCAGTTAATTTCAATATCCCAATATTTAGAAGTAACACTATAACCCTTGAAATCCATGAAGTCGTTTAAAAATTTTAAGGACTATGTGTTCACTCACCTATTTCCTATATATTATAAGGAAAATGATACCTACAAAGATGATGAAGGTAAAGGTATATTAGAAAGATTCATAGATTCATGTACTGGATATCTGGATGAGCAAGTAATGCCAGATATAGATAATTTCATGGATTTACTGGATGTAGAAAAAACCCCAGAGTTATTCCTTAATTATTTTTGGGAATACTTTGATTATATCCCTTATGCTTATGGAGTTTTAACAAGGGGAGAACCTTATACAAAAGAAAATGTATATAAATGGTTAAACAGTCCAGAGGGATTTCCAAAAGCAGATACTAGAAAGATATTAAAATATGCCATATCTTTATTCAAGATACGTGGTACAGAAGATTTCTTTACAGTACTTGGAAGATTCTATGGGGTAAGATTTAAATTTGATTTAGTATTACCTATAGATGAACCAAGTACTCAAGCTCTGGATGATTCAGAAGAAGAGTTTTCCGGGGATTCAAATTTAGTTATAGCTCTATGGGAAGGGGTATGTTCAGTATACTTGGAATCTGGTTCTATTGAACAAGGGAACAAAGCTGGCTGGCCATGGGGTAGTTGTTGGAGTTGTGATACTCTAGCTCTCACAGTTTATATTCCTTATGGAATGTATAAGTTATTGGAAGAGCAAGGTAGGTTAGAAGAAGTAAAGGATGCTTTTGCAGAATTGATAAATAAGTATCTTCCACTCAATGTAAGGTTATATGGTAAAAATGATGAACACATAACTCTTGTACCAGATATACCAACATTATTAGTAGATGCTCCAGTAATGGTTCCAATAAGTACTTCCGAAGCTGATCTTGAAATTCCAGCTTATTCTTCCACTATAGTTCCACCAGTTGATTATACTCAAACCAAATCGGTACAAAAGACTGTATTAGCTACACCTTCCACTAAGAGGAAACGTAAAACTAAAAAATAATCAGAATATTATCATGGGGTATCTATTACAGATTCAGGATACAAGTATTGACAACGCAGTTACTCAAGTAACTAAAGCTTCTGTTGAACTAGCAGAAGCTGCTGCTAATTATGGTGCTTTAAAGATTATATTTGGTATCTTTATGGTATTTATAATAATTGTTGTAGTATTGTTTGTATATCAGATATTTTCTCTTACAAAGAAAATGGATATCATACATACTGCTGCAGTTAAAACTCAAGAATACTTTGAAGGTGCTTCAGATAGAACTATAGGTAAAACTCAGGCTCAGGTCCTTATACGTAGAGGTATGAATAGTTTATCTAATACCATTAAGTATAGGATACTGAGAATACGATTAGAGAATCATATAGATGATGTAGAATTAACCAAGAATAAAATCAATAGATTAGTAAAAAATGATTTTATAGAGTTTAGTTCTTACCTATCTAACTTCCTTTGTGATGATAAACAATTATCAATCATAGTTGATGAACAGGATATTGGTGTAGTGGTGGACTTTATAATAGAACAGGTATATATCCCAAAAGATGAATTTACAGTATCAGGTCTAGATCAATCAACTGATATTTTAGTAAATGGTATAAAACTTAATTACTTAAAATCATTATGACACGTAGATTAGTAATTATCTTAGACCCAGCTCATGGGGAGGAAGTACCAGGTAAAGGTTCACCAGATGGTACTCACAAAGAATATAGATGGAGTAGGGATATTTGTAATATTTTAAAACCAAGGTTGAGTGGACTTGGTTTTAAAGTGGAAATTACAAATTCAACTGAAAAGGAAATAGGCTTGTCTAGAAGAAAAGAATTTGCAACCAAGGTGAATTCAAAGCCCAATGAAACAAAGTTTCTAGTAAGCCTCCATAATAATGCTGCAGGCATGGGAAATGATTGGGCAAATGCAAGGGGGTTTGAAATTTATACTTCAAAGGGAGATACCAAGTCTGATGAATTTGCTGGGGTTATATTAAACAATCTTTCTAAGGATTTTCCAGACTACAAAAATAGGGGACTAAAAGAATCTAATTTCACAGTTCTTATGGGTAGTGGTTATTCTGCAGTTCTTATAGAATGGTTATTCCAAGATAATAAAGAGGATGTAGCTTTATTGAAAGATTGTGATATCAACCATAAATTTATTGATTCACTCATAAAGTCATTCTTGTATATAGATGACAATTTAATCTAGCTTAACCATAGTTGAGTTGGTTAGTCGGGGGCAGGTTAGGGTCTTATGGATTCTAGCTTGCCCCTTTTTAGCGTTTGAATTCCTTCTTAGCTTTCTCCAAAGTTTCTTTGATATGTTTTCTCATATTGGTCAATATAGTTTGGGATTTACCATTTCTTGGTAATTCAAAGAAATCAACTAAATGGAGTATAGATAACTTACCATGAGATTGAATAATACGTTCTGTAAAAAATGGGGGTGGGTCTAACTCTATCCTAAAAACTAAATATTCATCAGGGGTGAGGTTATCCATCATAAATTGGTTGAACCTATCTGATAATTCCTGTTTGTATTCTGTATCTTCGGTATCATCTAGATATTCCTTATTATTATCAAATAGGATATCTAATGAAGTTAGTTCCTGATTAAATTCAGCTTGTTTGGTATAAGCATTTCTAAGTAACTTATTTTTGAATACTTGTAATGAAGTTAACAGAGTAGCTTTTAACCTTTCTTCATCATATTTATGTTGGTATTTATTATATACATAAAGAAACTTATCCCAAAAATAACTTTGGATAATATCCTGACTTACATTAAATCTTCTAGAATCTATACTTCTGGATAGGTTCCTAACAAGTGGTCTACATAGTTTATATAATTTTTCAAACTGATCTCTATTATAATCAGTAAATTCCTTGATCCTATGTATCTCAGAACCATTAGTATTTTTAGTTGGCATAATAAATTTAGTTTTTGGGTTTATGCAAATATATAAATAAATTTAACTCGGTAGAAGTAGTTATAAACTCTTTTTCACACCAAGGTTTTAAATTGATTTTATATAAAGTGCTAACAAAGACTCTTATATGCTTGTAACTGTTACAAACTCAATAATATATGGCAGCTGTTAAAAAATCAAACCAATTAAAATCCCAGGAGAAATTTACATTTTCTATAGACTTTCAACTAGAAGTTTTACGGTTTTTAATACAGAGTAAGGAATCCCTTTTAATAATAAATAAGATAAAACCAGGATATTTCACGCTTATTGAACACGCTCTAATTATGGAAGGGCTTAGGAAATTTTTCAAGAAATATCATAAAATACCAAGTCAACCATTACTCATTGAATCTTGTACTCAGTTATTAGAAAGTAAAGAATATATTGATCTCATTACCAGGGACGACGTCCCTGGTATAACCAAGTTAATAAAAACCTTATTTTCAAATCAACTTAGGGATCATGATGTAGTACAAGAAAATATACTTAAGTTTGCTGCTTATATAGAAATGAAGTCTTTAAATGAATCCATGGACTTTTCCAATTTTAATCTATATGAGGATTATCAAAACAAAGTATCTAACATTATACGTAATTCCTTGCCTCAAAAAGATGAAGAACCATTACTTATGGTCAATGGTACAGTGAGAAGGCAATTAATGCGTAAGATGAATCCCAATATTATTCCTACCCCTTATTGGCAACTAAATAATTTATCAAATGCTAATGGCTATCCACAAAACAGTATTTTTGTAATATTAGATAGACCAAAAGCAAAGAAAACCTTTGCTCTTATAAATATAGCTCGTGGATATCTTGCCATGAAAAAGAACGTATTATATATAGATATAGAAAATGGTAAGAATAATATCATGGAACGTATGATTCAATCCACCTTAAATAAAAGTAGAAAAGAAGTACTTTCTGGTGAGTTTGATAAGTTAGAGCAAAGACACATGAGAAAGTATAGGAAATTAGGGGTTGAATTTATAGTTGAAAGGGTTCCAGCTAAGGTAGCTGATGCTAATACAATTAAAAGTATAATATCCAAAATAGAAGCTAAGTTAGGTATAAAGATACACGTATTAGTGGTTGACTATGCTGCAAAACTAGCTTCCATAGGAAGACATAAAGAAGATACAGAACGTATTGATAATGTATATATTGATTTAGATAATCTTGGTGCAGAGTTAGAATTAGATGCAATCTGGACTGCTCAACATATAACCAGAGAGGGAGCTAAACATAAAGCTACCATTTATGAGGACAATGATATAGCTTCATCCATCTCTATTGTAAGAAATGCTCAATGTATACTTGGGTTAAATTCTACTGATGAGGAGGAAGAACATAATATCCAACGGTTGGAGGTTGTGGTACAACGTGATGGTAAACCCCATGGGAGATGTTTATTTAATATTGATGGTGATAGACAACGTTGGAAAGAGTTTACTAAAGAAGCTAGAAATACTTATGATGAAACTCAAGGGAAACAAGTTGATCAATTAATTAAAAAGAAAGAAAAGAGTAGAAATCCAGTAGCTGATGCTTCAAAAGTTAACAATAAGTCAGGAGATATTTAATGGCTAGATTAACTAAAGAGTTTAAAGGTAAACTCCATAGATATTTTCAAATCAAAGTAGGGGCAAGGGATTATCGCCATGGTTGGATGAAGTCAAGATGTCCCTACTGTGGTAGAGAGGGTAAGTTTGGTATAAACCTTTCTTTAAATAGGTGTAATTGTTTCAGGTGTGGAGAACACCCATCACCTATAAATTTGGTTATGTATTTGGAACATGTGGATACTTTCCAAGAAGTAACCAAGATATTATCTAATTCTCAGTATGAAGGTTATATATTTAAAGAAGAGAAACTAGAACTAAAAGAACAAAAACCCATGATTCTCCCAGATGGGTTTAAATCTATTCTCTTTGGAAATTCCCAACTAGCAAAAGCAGCCAGAAATTATGTAAAGAAAAGAGGATTTGATTTACAAAAAGTAGCAATGGCTGGGTGGGGATATGGAACTAAAGGAAAATATTTTGGGTATCTTATAATACCATTCCATCAACATGGGGAACTAGTTTATTTCAATGCCCGATTATTTATGGGTAATGGCCCAAAATATAATAACCCAGATACTACAGAATCTGGGTTAGGGAAATCATTTATTATATATAATAAGGATGCTCTAGATATATATAGAACGGTCTTTATATGTGAAGGAGCAATCAATGCTGAAACTATGGGGGAAAGGGGTATAGCTTCTGGTGGTAAAGCTATTAGTAGATATCAAATAAATGAAATCATAAAATCCCCAGTAGAAAGAGTTATTATTCTATTTGACCCAGATGCAAAAGACAGAGCTATAGACCTTGCTTTAAAACTAGTTAACTTCAAGAAAGTAAAGGTTATATTTTTACCTGAGGGAACAGATTGCAATGATCTGGGTAGAAAAAGAACTTTATCTCATGTATATAAAGTACATTATCAGAGCTATCAAGAACTTTTTAAACTCAAACTTAAATATTGCAAGTGATGTTTATCTTAAATGAAGAAATCAAAGAACAAGAAAGACAGGCCATAAAAGAACTCTATCCTAAGTTTTCAGATACTACTGTTATTGTTACTAAAGTTCCACTTAAACCATTTTATAAAGCTCATAGAATACAGTTTGTAGCTATGACTCACGTAACCAGGATATTAGCTAAATATGGGTATTTGGAAGTAAGTGGGGATAAGGTAGCTTTGAGATATAGAAGAACTAAAGATAGTATTTCATTACCAGATTTAGTTAAGATAGTGGATGAACTTCACATGACTAAGTTTCCTTCTATGTCAATTCTTTCAAGGGTACCTAAGAATGAAAAAAAAACTAAAATAGAGCCTGTTGAAACTCCAATACAGGTTGAAGAACCGGAAGATAAGAAAATAGTTGATAACAATTTACCTGTTATTGGTAACCATTATTATTTTCAAACTGACAATCTTCTCATTGGTTATGGTATATTAAAAACTATAGAGGGAGTATTTGATAACAATTTCAAGGTAGAAAGTTATAGATATGAAATAGTAATGAGAGGTATATCGTATATTGTTACAGAAGTTTACAGTAGTTTAGTTAAAGTAGCAAGTAAAACTTGGGTATAATGGCAAGTATATTATTTTTAGTTAACCACCCAGAAGCTTATGTTAATCATAGGAATTACTTTGAAGAAAAGGGGTTTGAAGTAACTATGAGACATATCTGGAGATATGATTATCAACACTATGATCATGTACTATGTGATGAGTTTATAAGTGGTGGATCATATCATGATATAAAGAAAGCTTATCCACAAGCAATTCTCATAAAGAAATGTCCATCTATTAGAAAGGCTATTCTTGGAGAACTTCCCTCTACTTCTAATAAACCATTAGAAAAACCCAAGAAAGTAGAAAATAAAGTTTTAGATATGTCTAAATATTTTGTTGATCAATCTTATGTAGAAGTAGAGAAGTTAATAAAACTATTTTGTCCAAAGATAAAAAATGTTTTAATCACTGGTGAAACCGGTACTGGTAAAGAACATATAGCAAGATATATACATGATATTAAGAAGACTCCTGGAAATTTTATCTCAGTAGATTGTGGTTCATTAAATGATGAACTCATAGCTTCAGAATTTTATGGTCACATTAAGGGAGCTTTTACTGGAGCTTATCAGGGTAAAGAAGGTTACTTTGAAAAAGCTCATGGTGGTACTTTGTTTCTTGATGAAGTAGAAAACCTGAGTATAAAGGGACAGGTTGCTTTATTAAGAGCTATTCAGGAACTAACTTTTATTAAAGTTGGAGATAATAGGATTCAGAAGGTAGATTTTAATCTAGTATGTACTACCAATGTAGAACTATGGGATTTAATTAGTAAAGGGGGATTTAGGAGTGATCTATATTATAGAATATCTCATGTAAGATTTAATGTTCCTCCAGTTAGAGATTATTATAATATACCTGGTCTAATGGAATTTCTTATAGATCAGGTCTGTGAAGAGTATAATCTTACACCATATATAGATAAGCATGATCTAGTTATAGAAACTATGCAAAAACTTCACCCATATAAAGGTAACATAAGAGAAATAAAATCTTATCTAACCACTGAACTAATAAAGCTGGATGCTTCAAGAAGTTCTACTCTTACCGGAATTGAGTTAATGAAAACAACCCCACTATAATATATAAATTCCAAAAAAAAACCATGAGAGAACCATCAATACATATAACCTTTACTAAATTCAAGGAAATCTGGAATCAAGTAGATGGTAGAAAACTAACTAATTCTACTTTGAAAGAGATATTTAAGATGGCCAGGGGATATTCTCTTGACCATCGTTCTGTGTTTACAAACAATAAAAAGCAAGCTCAAAAAGTAACAAATAGAACTTCATCTTCAATTAAGGATACCAATTTATTAGCAGATATTATATATTCCTCTAGAATCAAGTTAAAACACGTAGGAGTAACTAAAATAAAACAAACAGATAGTCAATGGATGCAATTAAAACAATTGGTTCCAGTAATAGAGGAATTTTGTTCTAGATATAATCTTAAGAAGAGACAAGGTTATATTATATTTGTTGATACTGCTTTTGAGTTAATGAGTACTTCTAAATGGGTTAATTATGCTTTTGCTGCTAGTTGGATGTTAAAACAGGTAGACTGGATTATCAATAGATATGAAGCAGAATCTGAATTAAAAAATGATAACTATCCACAAGAAACTAAATATATCCATGACTTATATTGTGGTACAGTAGCAGAAATGACTGGGTTAAATAATAACTATGTAAGAGACCCATTACAATATGTAAACTTTAAAAGAGCTAGAGAAAATGCAGATGAAAAAGGGGTTGATTATGAAACTTATATAGAAGCACAATTTGAAGCTTTATCATTCTGTAATGGTATACCTAAGATAGAAGATTTATATGGGGATAAAGCTAATCAGAGATTATTAACCTATATATCAAAATATAACATACCTCTAAAAACTCATAAAGTAGAGGAGGATGTTTGGAATAAATTTAAACAGTAATCATGAGTTGTAAACTTATCTGTGAAAAATGTAATCAGGAAATAGACTTAGAAAAGGTATTTCTAGATAATACCCAGTATGGTATGATTGGTATATCTGATTCAATGGTGATATATAGATATGTAATCTGTAATCATTGTTCAAAAGTTAATTTATTATCAGAATTTCAGGCAGAATCACTATCTCCTAAGTATGATTTTATTGGTGGTAAATGGTTATCTGAAAAATAATTATGATTATGCAACACAAGTTAAGAAAAGAAGATTTTGTTGAGTTAGTGGAAGAGTTCCTAACGGACAATGAACTTATGAATGAGTTTATTGATTATGCTAAATATGTAAAGAATATAGAACCAGATCAAATACCCTTTGTCAATTATGGTAGAACTGATAATTAAAAACAGTAATATCTGTGAAGCTAAAGGACCACTAAAGGTATTACATAAACTTTACAATGAATTTAGGATAAAGCATCCTAATGCTTGGCATATATTAATGTATCAAAAAGGTAAAGTTAGATGGGATGGATACATTAAATATGTGAGTGATAATGGTAGTTTTAGAATTGGGCTTTTACCCATGGTATATAATAAATTAAAATCATGGGGAGAAGATATAAAAATAATTGATCGTAGGCCCTCTTTAAATATTACTCCAGTAATTCCTAGTATATTAGGGGATAAGAATTTATATCCCAGGCAGAAAAAAGCTCTAGAAACCCTTTTAAATAATAAAGTTGGTAAAACTCCTTTCTATATTTGTGCAGGAGATTATTCTGTTGGTTTTGGTAAGTCTTTATTATTCTGTGCTATCCACCAAGCTTTTAAAAGAAAAATACCTACTATCCTATTGTTAAATGACTCTGATCTCTTTAAACAGTTTAAAAGAGAAATTCCACCGTTGTTACCGGGTGAGGATATAGTCTTTGTTCAGGGTGGAAAAATTAATAGATGGGGTAATTTCAATGTGGCAATGGTTCAATCAGTTTCCCAGAATATAAAAAAATATCAGTATGAATTAACCAAGATAGGTATAGTTCTTATTGATGAAGCTGATATTATTGATAATAAAACCTATAAGAATGTTATAGAACATTTATATAATACTCAAGTTAGAATTGGTCTTAGTGGAACCCTATATATGAGTAAATTGAAAAAAAACTTAGTTCACAATATGAACATAAGATCTTTTATAGGTGATGCCATAGATTCCATTAAATTGGCCGACCAAATTAAATCAGGTAAAGCTACTCCAGTAGTAGTGAAAATGGTTTATGTATCAGGTAAAGCAATATCAGCAGATGATTATCAAGAAGAATATGATAAAAACATAACATATAATATTGCTGCTTATGAAAAAAGTTTCTCTAGAATGCAATATAATGCCCGTTATGGTAGATTCCCAATGCTCATTGTAACCAGGTTTATTGATCATTGTGAAAAGTTATATGAATATTATCAAAAGATGAATCAAAAACTTGGATTAGGTTATAGAATAGCTCATGTTCATCATAAAACTCCAGACAGAGATAAATTACTAAATGATATAAGGGAAGGGAAAATTGATATCCTTATATCAACTACAATTATATCCAGAGGTAAGAATATTCCAACCCTACAATATATTCAGAATACTGCTTCTATGGATTCTAATGAAAAAACAATACAAATTTTAGGTCGTTTAGTAAGGCAACATAATTCTAAGAAAAAGGCTTACTTGGATGATTTAATTTTTCCAGGAATATATTTATTAAGGCATGGGAACCATAGGAAAAATTATTATAAAAAAGAGAATTTAAAAGTCATTTCCATAGGGCATCCCACAGGCAAGCAACTCCCTAAAAATAAACGTCATAACAAAACTCTAGGAAAAGCTAAATAAATCAAGGGAATCAAAGAGGCTATTAGCTATTAGCCTATAACTATTAGCCCTGATAAAAAGATTAAACTAATAGCTTATATACTTACCTATCCATACATGGATAAACATTTTTTCCTTCGGAAAAATATCGATTTTACTAAAGTAAAATCTCAAATGCGTACGTATACGCGTAATACACTTCGTTAGAGTTATGATTGCCTTAATAGAAAACAAAAACATATTGATCATCAAACAGTAAAATTCTTAATTCATGGCAAAACAAAAGAAACAGAAGTTAATCAAACTTGAAGATACACCAATTCTCAAAGCTATTGATATCAACTCAATTGGAGATAGTGATGATCCTTGCTTTGGAAAGGAATATGATCTATCAACAGAGGAATGCAGAAGTTGTGGTGATTCAGAATTATGTTGCATCAAATTTGCAGCTTTGATGGGTAAAACCAGAAAGGAATTGGAAGAGGAAAATCATTACAAGGATATCGAGGAATTTGTTGATAAAGTAGCTGCAAAGAAAACTTTCAGAGCACTCAAGAGAAAAGGAGATGATAAGAAAACTATCCTTGATAAACTTCAAGCCAAGTATTCAATCTCGAGAGAACAAGCTAGATTACTGTATAAGGAATTTTCAAACAAAACAAAATGAAACAGAAAACTTTCCTGGCTACTTCACTAGTAATGTTAGTCTTCCTAACTCTGATAAGTTTAGTAGCTATATTTCAAGTTGGATGTAGTTCAATAAACTACACTTCAGTGGTATTAACCAAACAACAATCTATTGATTCAGCCATGAAGGTAATGGTTAAGTTTGATCCACCATTTCCACCAGTATGGGATACTCTATGGGTACAACCATTTTACATGACTAAAACTTGGTTTATCAGGAATGAAAATGGTAAAATCAAACACCAATTCACAGTAAATGAACTAGACTCGATTAACATACTAATGTATAGAAAACTCAGATAATGGAAAGACAATTAGACTTAATTCTAAGTAAAGGAATAAAATCCCAAACAATAACTAAAGCAGTAGAACTCCCAGAATCATATTTAATCCCAATGGGTAATATATATGACCAAGGAAGTTCTTCAATGTGTGCAGTATATGCTTTAGCTGATTTAATGGAAAGAGCTTATAATGTCAAAGGAAGTTTTAATAAGAATGAACTCTATGAATTGAGATCTACAAAAGATGGTATGATGCTTAGTGAACTCTTTAGTTTAGCTAAAGAACATGGATTCACTAAGAATGATAGATCATACAAAGTACATGAATATTTTAGAGTAGGTACCAGTAATGATATACAGAAAGCTATTGTATCTATGTTTGGGGTTATAATTGGTATGCCAGTTTATAACTATGGACCCAGTTTTTGGTTAGGTGATAGGTTACTTGGATATCATGCAGTACCTCTTATAGGATATGGTAGTAAAGGATTTATTATCAAAAATTCTTGGGGTGTTCAATGGGCAAACAATGGTATTACTACTTTACCTTTTGAAGAAGTGGAAGGTTCAGTAATGGAAGCTTGGGCATTTATCTAAATTAAATACTATGAGTAAAAAACAAACCAGAGTAGAGAAAGATTTACAAAAAGTAATCTTTACTAAAGTAAGGGATGTAAAATCTCCTACTAGAGCTAATAAACATGATGCTGGTATAGATTTTTATATACCAGTGATAGATGAAAGACTGATTAATGATATTAAGACAAAGAACCCTGATTTCAATACCTATATTGCAAAATTGGGTCAAGTATTCTTAAAACCAGGTCAAAGAATACTCATCCCCTCTGGAATAAAGGTTTGGATAGAAAACAAACAATCAGCTCTAGTTGCAGCAAATAAATCAGGAATAGCAACCAAAAAGGGGTTAACATTTACTGCACAAGTAGTTGATGCAGATTATACTGGAGAAATACATATTGGTTTACAAAATAACAGTAGTAGGATGGTAACTCTTCAAAGTAATGATAAGATAATCCAATTCTTACATACTCCTATAATTCTTTCAAGTATGGAAGAAGTTACCAATGATAGCTACAATGATATCCTTGAGTCTAATACAATTGACAGGGGAGAAAATGGATTTGGCTCAACTGATAAAAAATAACCAAAATGGATTCAAGAGATATTATTGAAGAACCAATCAAAGTGGTTGGTGGGAAGTATTTAGAATGTATGTATTCACTCCAAAAAGAACTTTTGGAACCTTATATTAAGGTAGAGGGTTTACCTCCATACCCAATAGATGTGAATACTAAGAAGTCTCAGATTATTCTTAAGGATTTTGTGGGACGGGTAATAGAGGAACTTGCAGAAGGATACGAAGCTTTAATTTTAGTTAGTAAATTAACTGAAAAGAATAAGCTTTGGAAATCAGAATATGATGAAGAGGATTATATCCAGTGTCTAAATCATCTCCAGAATGCAGGTGAAGAAATGGCAGATGCCATGCATTTTATGTTGGAATTACTTATCTATTCCAATATTCAAGCACAAGATATTGAATCATATCTGGACAATTGGTTAAAAGATAAGACTTCATTTGGTGTAACCAAAACTTTACCAACTTTAGCAAAAGCTATGCAGGTTGGTTTATCTATTCTGTATGATGATCCATGTAATCTAGTTAATGAAACAAAAGCTATGAATAAAACATATCTTTTGGAAGAGTTTGAAAACATGGGAGCTGATGATGAAAATAAACCTGGTATCCATACAGTTGATACAAGGTTTTATCAGTGTGGTAAGTTCTACAACCAATTAACCTATTCATCATACAAATATATGATGTGGGATGTAACTTATCATTTGAATATTGCTAGAAATTTCTTAAAGAATAAACCATGGAAGCAATCTCAGATGATGACTAATGAAGGAGCTTATCAGGAAGAGATAGTAAAAGCTTTTATCTTGATGATGGGTTTATTCTTAGCAATGGGAATCAGTCCTGAAATTTTATATTTTCTCTATTTTAAGAAAAATAGGGTTAATAAATTTAGGATTGAATCAAAATATTAATTATGAAAAGTTTTGTATTTAAAACTGGAGAACAAGCCTGGGCTGGAGTAAACAAGATGTTTATTAACCAAGAACCAGGTTTGTTTGAAGGTGAACAGGGGGCATCTATTACAAATTCCCTTTACACTTATGGTTTAACCATATTGATAGAAGAAGCTAGTTTTGACCCAGAATTTGATTTCGGGAAGATACTCGGGTATACTCAAAGTAAATGGAGTGGGCTTCTTAATAATTATCTTGATTTGGATTCCCTTGATCAACTAAAACTACAGATCAGGGAATTTGAAAAGAATAAAGCTATCAATAGGAATTACCATATTGGATTTAATTTTGCCGATTCACATGGTAATGGTAAGGGGTGTTTAATGTCTGGTATGTTCTCAAGGATGATAGGTATTGATAAACCAAGATTAACCATCATTATGAGAGCTTCTGATGTTGTAACAAGATTGCCATGGGATTTACTCCTATCCATAAGAATGGGAGAATATGTATATGGTCACACCGAATTTACAGTTGAACTATTAATACGTTCTGCCTTTGCTGATGACACTAGTTTAATGCTTTTCAATGGGTATGAAGATATTTCAGAACTTATTGATAAGATTGAAAATGAGGATAGAAAAAAGAGGTTAAAGAAAGCTTTAAGAAGGGTTAAGAAGGCAGCTAGTTCTGGGGATGATCCTAAATATCAAGCTTATATGAGGGTATATAAAATCTTTAACCCAGAAAAATATGGTAAAGAAGCTAAATCACTTTTAGCTAAAGACTGTATCATAGGGGATTGGGACGGTATACCACTTCCAGAAAAATGTCCATCTATCTTAGTAAGAAATCAGATAAAAGCTGCTTACCTTAAGTTTATAAAGAAATATGATCTAAAGATGTTCATGGAACCAGATAAGAAAAAGAAACTAATCAAGTTCCAAGAATCCGATGGATCAATAACTGAATCACCAATAGTAGAAGAGGAAGATAACGAAGAAGAGGAATAATGAAAATAGAACAACAATATCACAATATCCTTTGGCATAAACAACCAAAGGATATTTTACTTGCTATAGAACAAGCAGGTAGAACCTGTTATAAATCAGAGGATAAAATAACAGAAACTTCTGCAACTCCTTTTATAGAAAGATTAATAGCTTCTGGACATGAATCAGTACTAGAACACCAATCTTTTTCAGTAAGATTTGTAACTGATAGGGGAGTAACTCATGAGTTAGTAAGACATAGGTTAGCATCATTTTCTCAAGAAAGTACAAGGTATTGTAATTATTCAAAAGATAAATTTGGTAATGAGTTAACTTTCATATTACCAACTTTCTTATATGGGTATGGAAGTGATAATCCTTCTTGGGAACATTGGCAAAAAGCCATGGAAGATTCAGAGGATAGGTATTTTGAGTTATTGGAAGATGGCTTAACTCCACAAGATGCTAGATCAGTATTACCCAATTCATTGAAGACTGAGATAGTAGTTACTGCCAATATAAGGGAATGGAGAACTATTTTCAAACAACGTACTTCAAAGAAAGCTCACCCTCAAATGAGGGATTTGATGATACCCTTATTATATGAGCTTGATACTTGTTTAACCCCACTATTTCATGACATAGTAGATTTAAACTTATAAGTATGAAAAAGGATAATATCAATCACCCGAGTCATTACAATTCTCATCCATCTGGTATAGAATGTATAGATATTGCTGAACACCATGATTTTTGTATTGGTAATGCTATCAAGTATCTTTGGAGAGCTGGACTTAAATCAGAAGATGGAATTTCTAAAAAAGAAAAACAAATAGAGGATTTAAAGAAAGCTATCTGGTATATTAAACGAGAAATAAAACACCTTTCCAATGGGGAGGAATAATATAAAATGGTATTCAGATTCTCTAAGCTTTTGGGAAAAGATAAATGAAGCTTTCTTAATGGCAGATGAGAATCTGAATTTTGTTTGTAAGGGAAGAGCTACTTATCTATATGATTATGTAGTTGGGATTAAGAAACCAAAACTTAATCCTAATTTTGATTTTGGTAGGCATTTCAATTATACCATTTCAAAATGGAAATCTTTGGTGGCTAATTATATATCTAGAGAAGAATTAAGTAACCTTGCAAAGGAAATACAAGAAGAAGAAAATAAAAACTCTAGAGGGTATGCTTTAGCTTTGCAATTCCAAAATAAACATGGTCATGGTAAGAATTGCTTATTATCAATGGTATTTTCTAGAAGACCAGGGAAAACTAAACCAAATATATGTATTTTCTTAAGAGCTTCTGAAATAACTAAAAGGTTAATCTGTGATCTTTTATTATTTCAAAGGGTAGGAGAATATGTATATAAGGATACCAAATTTACTCTAACCATACACTTTAATCAGATGTTTAATGATGATACAGTGTTACTTATGTATCATGCACATAAGTCAGTATTAGAATTAGATATCAAGAAAGATTTAAAGGATAGGTTAAAATATCTTTTGAATTGTAAACCAGAAGATATAAAATACAAAGTACATAAGAGGGCTTTAAAAGTATTACGACCAGAGATATTCAAATATCCAGTAACTTTAGCTAAAGATTGCAAGCTATAAACAAAGAGGTTCTATCAAAATCTATTTGATATTGCAAATTCAAAAAAAATGAAACGGCCTAAATTTAAAGCTAAAGTAGATATAGATTGCAGGTATAATAATATTTTAATATATGAAGTATCTGTAACCATAAATGGTAATCAAACTATGTCTTTTCCTTTGATGTCTTTGGATGAACTCAAGGAACTCAAGAAAGTCATTTCAAAATTTTTAAAAAATGAGAATATATAGTGATGCTTATGAATTGATGTCAGAAACTGGCAGAAATCTATGGGAAATGGGTTTAGAAGTAAAACCCAAGACTTATCAAAATCAAAGTATAGAAGGTCTAGATGACTTCATCACTAAAGAACTTATTTGTGAACAATATTGTTTAACTAAGTTACCAGATGAAGATAATCTATTCATCCATACTAAGTCAAAGGACTGGGCAGAAGCTGAGTTCCAAGAAAGATTAAAAGATAGTGTAAATCCCGGAGAAGCTTATAAACTTCGTAAAGAAATATGGGAACAGTTCTTGGATATTAATGGGGAATTTGATTATACCTATAGTGAAAGAATCAATAATAAAATAGCTACAATATCCGAGAACACTTTAGATGAGGTTATTAAATTATTAATTAATGACCCAGATACCAGAAAAGCAATTATTCCAATTTATGGGTTAGAAGATAGTAATTACCTTGATGGTTCTAGAAGAATCCCTTGCTCAATGTACTATGATTTTTTAATTAGGACTAATGCAAAGGGGGAGAAACAATTAAATATTTGTTATCACCAACGATCATCAGATTTCATAGTTCATTTTGGAAATGATGTATTCTTAGCTTGGAAACTCATGGAATATATAGCTATTCAAGTTGGAGTTAATCCAGGTTATCTATATCATACTATAGATTCATTACATGTCTATAAGAAGGACTGGGTAAAACTAAAGACTTCACTTAAAGATTTGTAATGAATTTTAAAATCCAACCCCGATAGCCGGGTTGGTAATAGGGTTAGACTTTTAGATTGATCAACTAAATATCCATATAAGATATCGGTCTCAGTATCTAATGGAGAAACAGGATAACCCTATTTTTGATGACAAAAAGAGCCCATTGAGATAGTAACTATTTTGAGAATCACTGCAGGATATTTCAATTTAGGCTGGAGAGTAGGGGAACTCTTCTAATCCCCATAAGGGCCTTTAGCTCAGTTGGTTAGAGCAGTGGACTCATAATCCAAAGGTCACAGGTTCAAGCCCTGTAAGGCCCACAAATAGCAATTATCTGATTAGGTAGTAGGAGGTTGGTCGATGCCTACATAACCATGGCCCAGAGCTTTGATTGCTATTTATGCCAGGATGGTGGAATAGGTAGACACGCCGGACTTAAAATCCTGTAACCATTGAGGTTGTACGGGTTCGACTCCCGTTCCTGGTACTTTTTCGGGATGTAGCACAGTCAGGTTAGTGTATCTGCTTTGGGAGCAGGGGGTCGAAGGTTCGAATCCTTTCATCCCGACTAATTTAATAAACATAAAGCTATGAGGATTCTTGAAAAGGGTGAAGACCAAGTTTATATTAAACGTTGTTGTAAATGCAATTCACTAATAGAATTTGAAATAACAGAAGTTCAACATAATTTTATTTTTAATAGGGATGAAGTTGATTGTCCAGTATGCAATACAGGAATGTTACTTTTTCCAAGTGACCTTTTCCCAAGAAAATCTGAATCGTCAAAACAAATAGCTGAAGAATGTTTACAAGATATAAAATCATAAGAAGTTTCAAAGAACTAAAACAATTGGTAGAAGCATGTCTCCATACGGGATATGCTTCTGTCGACTTTGAAACTAATGCTGAGGGGATATATAAGGATACTTTTAAACCCACTATATTATCCGTGTCATTTCAAGTTGGTTCTGGTTGTTCTATACCCTTACAACATTTTGATGAATCAGTACAGGATATACCATGGCTAAAGTGGTTAAGATATTTTGGTAGGAAGGTAGTAGAAAATCCCAAAATAGTAAAGGTAGCCCAGAACTTCAAATTTGATAATCAGATATTTGTTAAATATGGTATTTATGTAAGAGGTACTGTAATAGATACCATGTTAGCTAAGTATTTATTAAATGAAGAGAAACCTCATGGTTTGAAACCAATGGTAGCTAAATATTTACCAGAGTTTGCAGACTATGAGAAGTATGATAAGTTTGAAAGTATTGATTGGGATAAGAAACCGTTAGAACCCTTGGCAAGATATGGTTGCATGGATACTGACTTCACTTTAAGACTGGGTCTATTTCTTGAAAAGAAGTTGATTGATAAGGGATTCTATAATTTATATAGAAATCTTATAATGCCTGCAAGTAAGGTACTTCAAGATGCAGAAACTAATGGTTTGCCAATAGACTTGCAATTTAATGATCAATTACAAGATAAATATTCCAAGTTAATTCAAGAAACCAATGATAAACTTAGGAGTGTAAGACAGATAAAAAGGTATCAAAAATATAGTTTAGAGCAAAGAAAAAGGGATTACATAGATAAACTAACCCAAGAAATAGAAGAACTCTCTAGTGATCCCAAAAAAGCAAGGAGTGTAAAAAATAGAGAAGATAAGATATCAAGAGTATTAGCTGGGGAATATCAAAATAATGATGAAAAGAAATTGATAGAACCCGTAAATTTTAATTCAACCAAACAGATGGTTGATTTGTTGTATATATCCCCAAAAGGTTTTAAATTCCCAATTGTAGAATATACTAAAGATAAGAAAAATAAGCCAACTAATAATCCAAGTACCTCTGAGGGTACTCTAACCAAAATACTTGATCAAGATAAGTCCGGATTTATAAAAGCTTTACTTGACCTAAGAGGGCTGGACAAAATGAATTCAACTTATATAGTTGGATTGAGGGAACTTGTACAAAGTGATAATAAAGTTCACCCCACCTTTCTAATTCATGGAACTACTTCTGGACGTTTATCTTCAAAAAATCCAAATGGTCAGAATATTCCAAAAGTAATGGTTAATCCAGATATAAAAAAGCAATTTATACCACCTCCTGGGAAACTATTCTTAGCTTATGATTATTCTCAAGCAGAACTCCGAATATTAGCTCATTTAGCTAAAGAAGAAACCATGTTGGAATGGTTTAGAACCGGTAAGGATATTCACTTGGCATCTGCATGTAAAAAGTATCACGAGAATTATGATGAGATACTAAAGATATATGAAGATGAACAACATGAATTATATCCTTTGTGGAAAAAGAGGAGAAAACAGGCTAAAACCATTAACTTTGGTATAGTTTATGAACAGTCAGCACATAAGTTAGCTGAGTCATTATCTACTCTAGAAGAAAAAGTTGATGATTCAGAGGGACAACAATTTTTGGATGAATACTTTACTACTTTCCCAAAGATAAAGAAATTCATGGACAAGCAACATAAGTTCATGGAAAAACATGGATATTGCGTTTCTTTATTTGGTAGGAGAAGAAGATGTCCAAATGTATACTCTGATAATTTTTCAGAATATCTTGAAGCATTAAGACAATCTACTAATATGCCATGTCAATCAGCAGCATCAGATATGGCACTATTTGCTTCTATTATAGTATGGGAAAAGGTTAAAAAGGGTGAACTCCCTCCAATGAGAGAGGTAAATACAGTACACGACTCAGTATATCAATTTATAGAACCAAGATATATTACTCCTGATACAATATATAGGATTTGGGATATTTGTCGTAACCCATCTACTAAAGAGTTTTTTGATTTTGAGATCAAGGATGTGGATATGTCAATGGATTTTACAATTGGTAGAACTATGGCAGAAGAATTACCTTATATACCCGGATATGATTATAATAAAATGTTATCAGGGGATTTTGACATAGATGAGTATTATAACCAACACAAGAAAGTAAAAGGTATTGCTATTTCGGATTATCCAAAGAAGTTCAAATCTTATTTTGAAGAGTCATGGAGAAAAAGATAAGCGAGGTAAGAGATGATACTATCTCAGTTAAATATAAAGGTAAACTAATTACCATAAATATTACAAAAGAACTCTCTATAGATGAAAATATAATCAATTTCCAGCTTAAAAATATCCCTTCTAGTTATGCTTTTTTAAGCTTACTAAGAGATAACCTAATTAAAAAAAGGGATGCTCTAGAAAGGGAAAAAAATATTGCTTATAGCAAAGCTTGGTTATTTTATAAAGAGTCAGATAATAGATTAAACAATGATACAGCTAATCACAAAGCTTTAGTAAACCCTAAGTATTTATCAGTAGAAGAACGATATCTAAAAGCAGTTCATAAAGCTAACAAGTTAATAAGTATATGTAGAGCTTATGAATCAAGGGAAAGAATAATACAAACTTTGTCAGCCAACATTCGTAAACAATCATAACAATTAAAGCTATGGATTTAAAACTTAATTTACCTTCAAAACAAGTAGCAGAGAAAATCTCTGAATCTCTTATTGGGTCGCCAACTGAAAATAGGGTGGTTATTATTTCTCCAAAAGAATCAGATAGACAAACTTCTAGTGGATTGTATGTACCAGATATAGTAAAAGAGGGAGTACCTCGTAAGGGGGTAGTAGTTGGATTTGGACCAATTACTAATGAATATAATACATACAGACACATGTTAAAAATTGGTCGTATAATTACCTATGGTTTGTATGCTGGTAAGGAATTAGAACCTACATTCAAAGATGAAGAATTGGGAAGAGCTTTTAAGGATCACACTTTTACTATTCTATCATTGAATGAGGTTATATATGTTGAACCTAATAATAGATAAGATATCATGGTAAAAGTAGTAAAGAAAAAGAAAAAATCTTTGGGTGATGATACTCCTACAAAGGTAATGAGTACCCGGGAAAGAATGCTCCAGAGAAAGAAGAAGTTAGAAGAACGTAGTAATGGGGGTGGCGGATTGATATTTCCTAAAAAGGGTACTTTGCGGGTACGACTCATGGATCAGGGTGATGATAAAGAACTTGGTTTAGAGGTAGTACAATTTTATCTTAATAAAGATAAGGGTGGTATTATCTCTCCAGCTACTTTTGATGAGCCTTGTCCATTTATGGAAAAGTATCAAGAGTTAAAGGGTTCTGATGATGAAGATGATCAAGAACTTGCAAAGAAACTGGTACCTCGTAGACGATATATAGTTGGTGGTACCTGTTATAAGGATGAAAAAGGTAAAGAGATTGATACTGATAGAGTATGTAAACCCATCTTAATCCCAAGATCAGTTTATCAAGGTATTACTGATTTATATCTTGATGAAGATGATTGGGGTGATATGACTGATCCAGAAGAAGGTTATGATATCAAAATAACTAGAGCTGGAGAAGGTTTGATGGATACTACTTATACAGTTAACCCATGTCCTGGAAGGAAACCTCTTGATCCTAAGTATAGAAAAGAAATGAATCTAGAAGAGATCATACGAGGTCAAATGAAATCCTATGATGAACTAGAAGAAATGTTAAACGAGTTCATGGGATCATCTTTCAATGATGAAGATGAAGAAGATGAAAAACCCAAAAACAAAACATTGAAAAAGAAAAAATATAAAGGTGATATCTAGTATTAGTTGATACCACTTTCTAATCTTAGCCAGGGTGGTATTAGTTACTGTCCTGGCTTTTTTAATTGTAAAACAGTATGGCAACAATTATAGGTGAAAAAAAGAGTAAACTTACTCCAGTAAAAATAGAAACTCAAACTCATGATGAAAAATCTTTCCTGGAGATCATAGAAAGTCCAGAGTTCAAAGTATATATAAATGATTACATAAAAAGGTATAACAATGGACCAATTCTAGAAAAGGGTCATAGGTATATAAGAACTCCATGGGATACATTAATAGAAAGAGAAGAATTTAATTTTGATTCACTAAAAGAACACTTTATAGATATTGCTCACAAAGCCAGTAACTTATCAACAGCTCAGAGGGAAGCTATAGTTGGTTTATTTACAAGCAGTATAAGTAAAGTAATGAAGGATAGAATCATTAAAAAACAAAGAGAAGAAAATGGCAAAGAAGAAAGTGGGTCTGAAAGTTCCAACAGCTAATGAGTTGAGCAAAAGATATGGGGATATGATAGTATCTGCTTCTGAAACAAAAGAATCAGGTCTATGGTTACCTTCTACTTTCTTTATGCTTAATTATACATTTGGTGGTGGTATTCCTTTCGGAAAGATACTAGAAGTAGCTGGAGAAGAATCATCTGGTAAATCTCTAATAGCATATAACTTTGCATATTCTACTCAACAATTGGGTGGACACGTTATTTGGGTAGATGCAGAACAAGCTTGGATGAATAGCTGGGCTCAAGAAAATGGTATAGACCCAAATGGGGTAACAGTTATTAGAGATACTCGCATAGAAAATATAGCTGATGCTTTAGCTGATGTTGCAATATATTGGAGATCCCAACTTACCCACAATGAACCAATACTCTTGGTAGTGGATTCAATTGCTGCTATGGATTGTGCAGATAATATTGATTCCAAAATGGTGGATGGGAAGAGTGAGATGGGTGGTAGAGCAAAAGCTTTATATAAATTCTTCCGTATCAGGAGTGAATTATTCTATAAACTTGGTATAACCCAAATCTATATCAATCAGCTAAGAACTGCTTTGAATGTTGGTTTTGGTAAAGATAATACTACAACTACTGGTGGGGCAGCTCTTAAATTCTATTCTTCAATTAGGGCAGCTTTTTATGCTGGTAGAAGCATAACAATTAAGTCAAAGGGAAAGGAACGTAAAGCAGGTAAATTAGTTACTATTCGTTTGATTAAGAATAAAGTAGCTCCTCCAAGACCTACTATATCTAAAGTACCAGTATATTTCAACCCAAAATTCCATGAAGTTGGGTTTGATAAATATTTTGGGTTAGAAGATGTATTTGTAGAAAATGATATTATAGAAAAATCCAGTGGTGGGGTATACAAATACAAGGATAAACAACTCTGTAGAGGGGAGGAGAAATTTCAGAAGTTATTAGAAGAAGATGAAACATTAAGAAGAAAGCTTCTAAGAGCAGCTGAAATAAATACCATTGGTCAAACTAGAAAACAAATCAATCGTTTAACTGAAAACTTTTACCCAATAGATGGGGATGTAGAATATGAGTCCTTTGAAGAAGCAGAAGAGGAAGAATATGAATAGGGTTCCACCAAGAACCCTATTAGTTATAGATGGTTCTAACTTAGCTCATAGAGCTTATCAAAAATTTAGAAATCTAAAAGCCCCAAATGGTAAGCCAACGGGGTTAGTATATGGTTTCATGAGGTTACTACAAAGCTATGTTATTAGATTTGGAACAAGCTATGTTATAGTTACTTTTGATACCAAAGAATCTAAGGAATCTAATTTCAGGGTTGAATTATTAAAAGATTATAAAAAACATAGAAAAGAGAACAAGGTAAATATAGATTATGATGATTTCAATAGACAACTTAGATTGGTTAAGAAGATATTGAAATTATTAAATGTACCAGTAATCTGGGATAAAGTTGGACTTGGTCATGAAGCAGATGATTATATTGGGTATTTAACTCTAACTTATCCAGGGAAAGTTATAATAGTATCATCAGATAAAGACTTCTGTCAACTTTTGGATAATAGGGTAAAGATATACAACCCATTCAAAGATGCCATGATTCACTACCAAACTTGTAGTGATTATATGGATTACACTGCTGATGAATGTGTAGACTATCTTTGTTTACTAGGAGATAAATCTGATGATATCCCTGGCTATAAGGGTATGGGTCCAGTTAAGATAAGACAATTCTTAGATGAATTTAAATCCATTGAGGGTTTCTTATCCAATCAAAAAAATTCCTTTAAAGGCATAGATCATGATGGTCTAGAGTTATTATATAAACGGAATAAGGAATTAATTGATATTAAAGTTGCACTCTCTAGATACCCTATAAAAAAGCTACCACTTCTTAAACAGAAAAGAAAGAGCATATATGTTGAGAAGTTAAAAGAAATATTTAAGAAGCATCAGTTAATGTCTTTCTTAACTGAGGAATATATGGAACCTTTTAAAAAATTAAAACCATGGGAAAACACCCTATTAAAATCCAACTTACTGGATGTAGTGGAGTAGGAAAAACTACACTAGCTAAATATATATCACAAGAATATGGTATATCATTTGTATCCGGATCTTACTCAGATTTAGTACCTCAAACTAGAAATGAGAAACATGCAGATATGATAACTAAAGATCCTAAGTTAATATATGAACAGGATCATCAAGTATTAAATCTTAGACATAAACAATTAAGAAATCTATATAACTTTGTAACCGATAGGTCTTATGTAGATTCCATAGCTTATTTAATAAATAAGCTATCTATACATATCAAAAGTTGTGATATAGAACATTTTATCACTACTTGTGAATCCTTATTAGAAAGAGAATGTACTCATCTTATATTTGTACCATTTACAGTTAAGTTTTTAAATGAATGGGAGATAGAAGACAATAATAAGAGAGTACTAAATAGCTACTACCAATTCCAGATATCTCAACTTATTTTCGGTATATTGGATATGTTTAGCTTTAGACCAAGTAATGTCAAAACTTGGGTTGTGGGAGAGAAAACTGGAACCATAACTTTACCACTATCAGGAAAGAAAATAGATGTTTTGATATTAGATGAACTTGATTTTAATAAAAGAACTACCATAGTTAAAAATTTCCTTGGTATATGAAAAAAGTTGTAGGTATAGTATTCTCTGACTTACACATAAACCTATGGAATAAATTTAATCAGGAAAACAAAAGGACCTTGAATCATTTTAGGGTCCTTTTCTTGATTAAATCCTTATGCATGAAGTATGGTTGCCCAGCTTTATTTTGCGGGGATTTATTTCATAAGCCAGAGTATATGGAGAATGAAATGCTGGAAAAGGTAATGGGTGTATTTGATGAATTGGATTGGGATAATTGGAAAATGTATGCTATATCAGCTAACCATGACATGAGTAAGTCAAATACTAAAGAAAACCAATCCCCAAGTTGGATAAAAACTTTATCTAAGAGATATGAGTTTTTAGAATGTATAGATTTTAACTCAGTAGTAGTTAATAATGATTTTGCAGTTCATGGGGTACCATATCTTGATCATAATAAGGGTCTAAATGATTATGTAAAGAGTATAGAAATAATAAGAGGTAGGAAAGATTTAGATATCCCAAATATCCTATTATTACATACTGATTATCCAGGTGCAAGAGATACTGATGGTGTAGAAGTGGGTTCAGTAGAAAATCTAAACGTAAATATAGTTTCAAGGTTTGATCTAGTTCTTATAGGGCATATTCATAAACCACAAAGGTTATCAAAGAAAGTATATATGGTGGGAGCACCATTACAACAAAGAAGAACTGATAAGAATTGTGATCTTGGATATTGGAAGTTATATTCTGATATGTCTATGAAGTTTATCCCATTTGAAGAATTTCCTAAATTCATAGATGTAGAAAAAGAAGAAGATATAAAAGATGATGGTAATTATTATACTTTGATATCAAAACAGGTAGAGGAAGTAGATAATACTACTAATAAAATAACCAGAAACCTTTCAAAGAAAAGATTAGTAAGTAGGTACCTTAGGAAGAAAGGTATAAAAGATCCTAAAAAGAAATCATTACTGATTGACATAATAAGGGAGGTAGAAGATGATTGAGTTTAATAAAATATATATAGAGGGGTTTTGTAGTATAACTTCTCTAGAAATGCCTTTAAATACCCAAAAGATAACCATAGTAAGGGGTCCAAATGGATATGGGAAAAGTAATTTTTTATCAGCAATAGTTTGGGCTTTGTATGGTAAAAATCTCAAGGGTATTTCAGATGTGAATACCTGGAAAAAGTTTAGATCTAAAGATTATAGGGGTACTAAAGTAGAGATATACTTTAAACCAGGAGATGGTAAAGTTCATAAAGTTATACGTTGTCTAGAATATAAAGGTGAGGTAGAGGGAGCTAAGGGTAATAATCGCCTTATATATCTTATAGATGCTGAACCAGTAAAAGAAAAAACTAAGATTCAGTTACAGGCGCTTATAGATAAAAACCTGGGAATGTCTTATAACCTGTTTATAAATTCTATAATGTTTGGACAAGGTATGAAGAGATTAATCCAGGAATCTGGTAGTGATAAAAAGAATCTGTTTGAAGAGATATTTTCCTTGAATTATATAACTAAAGCTAAGAAGATAGCTCAAGATAAATATTCTCAATTAGATAAGGAGGTATTTATAACTCAGTCTAAATTAAACTCTGTTATAGCTATATACCATTCACAGGTAGAGAGTTATAAAGAAGAACAGGATAGGGCAAGGAATGCTGAAAAAATATACAACCAGAAAAGGGCTTCATTGAAAGAGTCTAAATCCTTGGCTACAAAGACATATAAGAATTTGACGGCTACATATACAGATGACGTAATTGAAACTATAGATAAAGAAACTTCTAAAATAAAAGAGAAGATACACCTTGCTAATGAAACTATAAAAAATGCTAAAGGAATATCTGGAATATCGCTAAAAGAATTAATCAATCAAGTAATACAATTATTAGAATCTAAGAAATATTCTACAGCCTTATCTGAACTCAAAGAGATAAAAGAGTCATTTGGAATTATTACTGAAAAAACTAAAGAGATACAAGAATTAAATACCAATCTTAGCTCTCTCTATTCAAAGAGGGATGAGAATAGAAGGTTATCCCTTAAAATTCAAAAGGCCAAAGAAGAAATATCATTTTATAGGAACCAACTTAGAGAATTGAAATTAACTAACATAGATATGGATTCTATAGTTAAAAAATATAACTCTAAGATGGATGAATCTTTAGGTAAAAAAAGAACTATGGAATCACAACTTAAAAAATTAACTGAGGAAAGAGATTTATATAAGTGGGCTTACACTGACCCCTTTGGAAATAATGGTATAAAAGCTTTCTTATTTGAATCATCACTTGGATATTTAAATCAGGTATTAGAATCCTATTCTGAGATTTTAGGTTTTAATATCCAATTTAAAGTAGATTTAAACTCTACTAAAAAAGATTTTATCACCCTGATAGTTAAGGATGGAGTAGATGTATTCTATGAGGAATTATCTGGTGGTGAAAAACAACTGTGCAACTTAGCTATGGCTTTTGCTATGAATGAAGTTATGACAGAAGCTAAAGGGATTAATATAGCTTTTCTGGACGAAGTATTTGAATCACTTAGTTCAGATAATATAGAAGTTGTAATAGGTTTAATAAGGAAAGTTTATAGGGATAAAACTCTATTTCTAATCACTCATCAAGAATCTTTACCCATCCCAAATGCCAAAACGTTAACTGTAAAGAAAAACCATGGGTTATCAGAGTATGAATTTCAATAATCACTATTGGTTATAAATTCATAGAATCATGGGTAAAGTAAATTCTAAACAAAAAGGATCAAGATTTGAACGTTCTATATGTAAATTCTTTCAGGATTGGACCGGTTATGAATTTAGTAGAGTTCCTGCTTCTGGAGGATTGAGGTGGAAAAAAACTGATAACATAACTTCAGATATCACCTGCTCAGATCCAAAACATTCCAGAAGATTTTCATTGAGTGTAGAATGTAAGTCTTACCAAGAAATTAAGTTTGAACACTTATTATTGGGCAATAAATCATGCAAGATATTATCATTTTGGGAACAAGCTTGTAGTGATGCTAGAAGAGCAAATAAAGTTCCAATTCTCATTATGAAGTATAATAATATGCCAAAAGATGAAGCCTTTTTTATGGTGGATAAGAAAACAGCAGAAATTATACTTGATCAATTAGATAAACTTGAAAAGCCAAGGATGGCTATCCAGATGGATAAAAATCAAGTTTTCTATATTTTCATGCTATCAGATATAAAACATATAAGCTATTCAGACTTTCATAAGAAGATTAGAAAAAGCTTAAAACCAAGTAAGTAATATGAAGGATACTCCCTATATATATTGTATCTGTAGAATAGATAGAAAGAGTTGGAAATACATAAATGAAGACTTGTCGAATAGGGGGTATAAAAAAATAAAATCATTTATCCCCACAGTTAAGATACTTAAGAAAACTAAAGCTGGAAAGAATTTTTATGAAGAAGTACCATTACTTTTCAACTATGGTTTCATAAAGATGAAATCTGATAAAGCTTTTGATAGAAACTTTTTAAACAAACTTAAAAAGGATATACCTGGTATACTTAACTTCCTCAAATCACCAGAGAATCTGTTCCCTAAAAAGAAAAGGGCAAGAATAGATAATGCAAAAGACTTTGATGATTTTTCTATTGTTGCAACCATTTCTAGAGAACAAGTAAAATATTATAAATCAATTTCCAAGAGGAATAATGTTTTCTCTCTAGAAAGTATAACTAGCCTTAAAATTGGGGATTATATAACTCTAAGAGGATATCCTTTTGAAGGAATAGGGGCAATAGTAGATGAGTTAAATTTGGCTACCAAAACTATAACAGTAACCATATATCCTGGAAAAGGATCAATAACTATTCAGTTACCAATGGATAATGTATTATACTCTATATACAATGACTATGATGAGGACCATTTGGAATCATTGGACAATGGAGCTGATATATCCCAAATCCCATATGGTTCAACTGAAGAGTTTCTAAATTCAAATCGATACTAATCATGACGGAGAATCAGGAAAAAGCTTGGGATTGTTTGACAGAACAAGAACAGCAATTATTATTCCTGAGCCTTTCTCAGGGATTATCAACAAGAGAAACAGGTAGTATATTAAAAATATCCCATTATAAGTTATTAGAACATAAAGCAAGAGCTGAAAGGTTATTCAAATTATTTACTGATTACTTTGAATTACATCCAGATCTCATAAGACCAGGAGCACCCTTAGCTTCAGTATTCAGAGATTATCTCTATGGGTCTATGATAAAACGATTATCTAGAGAAGAATCCCTATTTTATGCTGGGGATTCTTCTTGGTTATTAAGACCAGTAAATAGAGATCAGATTATAAAATACATGGGTAAGTTAAAGAAATCTGAAGATAAATGGGATCAAGATCTGTATGCTCTAATAATGGAGTTTGATAGGTGGAATAACTATAGAATACTTCCAAGAATTTTGCAAGCACCAACACCATTCAAAAGAAGAAGTACAAAGAAAGATAAAGTATACTTGTCTTTCTTAAATAGAATCCCTGACTTTAAGATCAGGGCTATGGTGGACATATACTGGAGACATGGTAAACCAGAAAAAAGATATTATTGTGCATTCATATCAACCATATTTCCTGATGGTTATACAGTAGTTCCCATAGTTAGAAAGAAAAATGTAGTACAGGAAATTACTGATACCAAGATATACATATTTGAAGATAGACTTGATGCAGAAGAATTTGGACTCTTAGTATCTCAGTACTTTCTAAATACTGCTGGAATATCTAGAGCTATGAAGTTTTGGAAAAGGTACAGAGAACTCATACAAAATGCTATAAATTACAGGGAAATAAATAACATGGATTTTACTTGTGAGAATCTAGAAATGGCCTATCACCTAAAAAGAAAATCTATCCGTCAAATAGCAGAAGACTCTAAGAAAAACAAGGAGAATTTTTAATAAATTATTTGCATTTTAAAAAATTCCCTCTTATATTTGAAATATAAATAAAAAGAAACCCAAAAACTAAAATACTATGGCAAAGAAAAAGAGAGGACCCAAGATTACTGGTGGAAAAGAAAAAATGAATCTTCTATCAGGTGGTCTAGAAAACATGACTTATAGAGATTGCAAAAGAAGAGCAATTTCATTGGGTATGCCCTTTCCTGATGCTTGTGCAGCAGATTGGAATAGGTTAACCCAATTTATTATGAGATCTCCCAATAAACCAGACAATTCACTTATTGACAAGTATGATGATTGGGTTGATAAGATTCTTGAAGAAAGGGGTTATGAAAAAGATGATCCCATGAGAAATTATCAGCTAAGATTAGGTTTCATAGGTGAAGAAACGGTTGAGAATCAAAAAAAAGTAAAGAGGGTAAAGGGTTTGGAAAAACCTAAGAAACCAAAGAGAGAAAAAGATGATCTTGGTCTTTGGAAAGGAACTAAAAAATCCTATGCTTTCGAATTAACTCTTAAGGGTTTTGAGGTAGAGAGGGTGGTTAGAAGAGTAATAAAAAAATTCCCAGATGCAAACCCAAAATCAATTCAGCAATGGTATCGAGCAGCTTTACGAAAAAAGAAGTAGATAGAACTTTTGCTAGAATAGAAAAAAAGAAAAGAAAACACTGGGCTTCAAATATTAAAACCATTTATAGACTCACAAAGAGGTTAGATGATAGAATCTATATCAATAAATATTACCCCTGGTGTTATAAAAACTATATCCCCACTCTAGCTCTTCAAGGTTGGTATAATAGGTCTGAAGCTAAGAAACTATATAAACTATTCTATGGGCCAAATGCTTTAAAACACATAAGGTTTATAAAAGGTAAGAAAGCAATAGAAAAAAACTTCAGTATAGGTAAGACAGTTTATATAGATGGGATGTGGAGACAAGTAAAAAATAAACTTTTCTTTTCCACTGATCATTTATATTATATTGGGACTAGGATGAAGGAAAGAATAGCATCAGATAAATTAGTAGTATCATCTGGAGCAGTAGGAAAAAAGAAAAGAGAAAAAATAATAGTTAAGCAAGTAGAGATTAAACTTTTAGGAAATGCACAAGGAGGAGTTATACCAACTATTGGCAACAAAAAGAAACTTGGGGTTTCTAAGGTTCAAAAGGCTTTCCAAAAAAGAAAAGATTACCTTTATGAAGAGTGATCTAGAGATTGGTATAAAATGCTTAGCACTAAAATATAAGGCGGTAACTAAAAAATCTCTAGAAAAGTCTCTTAGCTGGTCTAAACGCCATTATAAAAGATATTCCCAATACCTAGTATATAAAAATCATTTTAGAAGATATGAACATAGGGAAAACTATATAGAACAAGAATTTCTATTCAGGGGATTTGTTCCAGAGGATTCATTTAAAAAGAAGAGTGGATGTAACTATATTATCTCCAATAGAAAAATAAATGGTAAGAAATACATATATCCTGACCACTTTGGAAGAGATATTTCTATTATAAATCAGGGTTACAGAAATATATATGAAGTTATCAATTTCATAGGGGTAGAAGGGTATACCAAGATAGATGTTAAATTCACTAAACTCCCAGAAAATGGAAATAAGAAAAACCGAAGGAAAAAATAGTTTATGGGATGATAATAAAAAATATGCTATAGAGGAAAAACTCTATGTAGCAGCTACTGGTAAACCTAAAAATGAATCTACAATTACTCCAGTAGAAATACCCTCTTCAGATGATTTCTTAAGATTATCCATAGAGATAGGAAAAGAAAACCAAGAATCAATAGAAATTTCAAAGAAGTTGGGTTTTCCATTTTATACCGAAAAAAGGATAGTAACACTATAATACTTCACTTAAACCTTTTAATCAATTTTAATCATGGCAAAGAAATCTAAAAAAGAAGTAAAAAAACAGGAAGTTTCTCGTAAGGAGATCAATGGTCTTATCTTCATCACTTATGATGATGGTTCAGTAGAGGTTACCATGGCTCCCATTACTCTGACCAAGGATCAGGTAGAAGAAATCTTTGGTGAAGCAGAAGAAGAAACCGAAGAGGAAGAGGAGGAAACTGAAGAAGATTCTGATGACGATGATGAAGAGTCAGAAGAAGATGAAGAGGAAGAGGAAGAAGAAACTGAGGCTGAAGAAGTAGAAATTACTGGTGAAGATTTGGCCAATATGGACTTCGAAGAATTGGAAGAAGTATGTGATGATAATGATCTGGATACTGATCCTGATGATTTCGAAGAAGAAGATGTAGAGAAATTCCGGAAATCCATTGCAAAAGAATTGGGCATTACTTTACCCAAAGGGAAGAAGGAATCTAAGAAAGCTGGTAAAAAGAAAAAATAAACTAGCTAAATCTATTACTTCATAAGTTCAGTACAAGGTTAGTTTTTGGGTTGGATTCCATTGGGTAATTTAGGTATCTCTCATAGGCATGTTGGTAACATTTAAGGTTTACCCAATGGAATCTTTTTTTATTGAACCCACTTTTTTAATTAAACATAAATAACAAACTCAATTATGGCAACTAAGAAAGCTGCAAAGAAGGCAGAACCTGCAAAGAAGGGTGATGCTAAAGAAATGGATGCAAAAGCTGCAAAGAAGAAAGCTCGTATGGAAGCTCTCAAAAATCGTCCCGAGGGTCAGCGTACTAATTCAAAACAGTGCGATGTAATTGAAACCACTAAGGGTGTAGTTAAGACCTATGCTATGCCAGTTCGGGGTTTTGGGGTAGTTCTCACCACGGTTGCAGAGAACAAGGATGGTAACGTAGTTTCTACGGCTATCACTACTCTGGCTGGTTTTACCGTTAAATCCAAGAAAGGTCATGGTGCTCTTAAAGCCGGTACCCCCGGTATGGGTAAGAAAAACAAAGGGGTAAAAGAATCAGATGATGTTGATGACGATGAAGAAGATGAGGATGAAGACTAAGTTCTGAAACTCTCTATAGTAATCAAATCAACAAAGGGGATTTCCAACAGGAGGTCCCCTTCTTTTATATCTAAATAAGAGGGGAAATGGAAGGGGAAAAAGAGATTATGTATCTTGCAATATGTAATCAGATACAAATATATTCTTTATTACTAGAACAAGAGGATTTAGGGGAAGAAGATAGGGGGATGGCAAACTATATAATTCAAATCTCAAACCAATTGGAAGAAAAATTGAGGTTAGAATTAGGGGATAAACCAATATCTAGACCACCATGGAGCAAAACAGAATAAAACAAATAACCATAAGTATATGGGATTGTCTCAAAAGATTAGAAATCCTTGTAGACCAATTCAATAGAAGTACTTCCAGGGGGAAAAGAAATTCTTTAAGCAAGGATATCCAATTTGTGAGAGCAAAAATTACCCATTCTTTTAAGCGAATAGCTAAGCTAGTAGATGGGAATATAATATCAGTTACATTTTTAGAAGAAAACTCTGGAATCAAGTGGAAAAGATTATATACTAATGTAAGTATAGAGGATGTAAAAAGCCATTTGAAACTGATATCTTATCTTAAAGAAGAAAATATTAAGATCATAGAGATACAAGAAACCAAAACAAAAAATAGTCTAGAAAAACTATCATAACATACTTTAATATCAGAGATATGGGACCAAGAAAGAAGAAAGAAAAAACAAAGAAAAAGCCTTCTCCTTGGGAATCTAATTATGAGGAACTAATTCAGGATGAGGCTAGAGCTAGATTAGAATTAATAAGGTATTTTCATGAATACAACTTAGATCCAAGTATAGATTATAGTGATCACCCACAACATGGTCCTATAATCAAAAAAATGGTTCAAAGAACTAAATTAGGTCAAAGAGCTTATGAAGCTAGAAAAAAACCAAGAAATCTTCATCCCAATGTAACCAAGGTAAATGGTAGACCTTTACAATATGATTATCCAGATGTGGATGGTCAACCTATGTCAAAGCTTTTTAAGAAGAGGTATAGAAATAAAATGAGGTTAATCCTGAGAGCAGGAGTAAGACCAGAAATTGCTTCTCAAAGAGCTATAGAAAGATTATCAAAAACAAGAGAGATTCTCAAGGAAAAAGCCAAGAAAGAAATGGCTAAAAGAGCCAGAGAATCTAAGTTAAAACATAAAAAACCTACAAAACCAAATTCCGTTATCATATATAGAAAAGTAAAGAAAAGAAAGAGTAAAGATGTATGATTTAGGTTTTATGGGGTTTTATTATTACTCTTTCTTTAGACCAGGGATACTAAGTCTCTGGTCTTTTTGTATACAGCATTAACCAGTAATTTAACACTTGTTGCATTAAATTTATTTTTAATATATTTGCAATATAAATAATAAAAAGATGGGAGAGATTAAACCACTGTTAAGAACTAACCTAAGTTCGGTTGCTATTCTTAAATTGATTCTGGATATTAATATCCAAGCAATTAGAGAAGTTAAAAATGAAAATAGGGAGAATCCCGGGGAATATGCTAAAACTATTCTAGAATTAGGTGGAACGTTGGGAGATATTCCAAAAATGGGGAATAAGTGGGAACAAATATTTACTGAATCCAAGGATAGGTTAGATAATGGGGAACAGATACCTTATATTTTATCAGATATATATTATAAAAATGTAAGGTGGTTTAATACTTTGAGAAGCACTCTTTATATGATGGAAGAGGATTTATTGATAGCTTCTCAACCCTCAGTTAATGATCTTTGGAATATCTTTTTTGAATTAGAAGAAGATTTACAGGGAAATTTTGTTAGAAAACTTAAAATCAGAGAAACTTATGGAAAACTCACAGGATTGGTCAATGGAAAGTAATACTTCCACACGAATACTTAAAATTACCTATTTTACTAGTGATAAGACATTGGTAGTTACTTTTAAAAGTGGGGCTACTTATGAATATTTAGAAGTACCACATATTGTAGCTAGTGGTTTTATGGAAACCAATTCTATTGGTAAATACTTCGATACTCATATCAAGAATAAATATAACTATAGGAGGGTAATCAATGGATGATAATATTTTTGGTACAAGTAAAAAAGAAGCCATGGATTATGTGGTAAATAGAGTAACTAAGGTTATGATTATACTTACCATAATAATTGGTGGTATTCTTATCTTGGATGAGGATGAACCTAAAACCAAGGTAGGTTCTCATTGGAAAAATATGGATTATAGCAGACCAGCTAGTGAAGTTAAATCATTAAATTATGAAACTGGTACTGTAACATATAGACCCACTGGAAAATGGAATGGGAAATTAAAAACACCAGATGTTCAAAAGATAAATGGTATGTCCCATGAAGAATTAATAGAAAAGATGGATTTGGATTATAGTGATTTAATTGATTATTATGGAGCAGAAGGTAGATAATTATGGTACCAACTAGTATACATTTCTCTAAAAGAGAAGAGGCAACTACTAAACTTATATTTCAGTTAAGTGATGTTCTCTATGTATTGATGCAAGAGAATATCAAATCAATGAAGAGTAAAAACCTGGATTTAAAGCATGATACTAAATATCGCTTTAATAGAATTATAGATACTCTTAAACAAGCTGAAGTCGCTTGTAGTAGATTAACTAGAGACGTGGAAGCTTTAGATGATAACCAAGTTGATCAGTTTTTCATAGATTGTGATAAATTGAGGGAATTGATACTACTTATATCAGATAGAATAATGGGAAACTACGTTAACTATGAGAATATAGTAGAACATATAAAGTCTTTGCCTTCAATGGGCATATTTGATAACCAAAACTCTGAATCATGAAAAAGTTAATTATGTTAATGTTTACCTTGACTTTATTACTTGGTGTAAATTCAGTGGGTAATTCAGTTAGTGGTAAAACTGATTTTTGGGAAAGTTACCAAACCCAGCTACAATTACGAGAATGGAATTTGTTCTTAAAGGCCTTAATTCAAGTAGAATCTGGAGGTAATTCAATGGCTATTGGAAAGAATAATGATGGTGGAATATTGCAGATCACTCCTATATATGTGGAAGAAGTAAACCGGTTGTCCAAAAAAAACTATACATTGGATGATCGGTTTTCCGTTGAAAAATCTTTAGAAATGTTTGCTATAGTTCAAAGCCATTATAATCCCAAAAGAGATATCAATAAGGCAATTAAATTGCATAATCCGGGAGCAGGAAAAGACTATGCAAATAAAATACATAAAGCTATCAAAGAATTAAAGAATTATGAAAGCTAAAGATATTCTTTACAGTAAAAAAGAAGTTCTAGAAGCTCATAAAAAATGTTGCCCTTATTGGCATATCCAAGAAAAAAGACAACATGATTATGGGTTATCTTCTAAACCAGTAATCTGTGGAGCTGGTGAGGAAGAATGCAATGGAAAGTGTTGGTATATGAAAACTTTTAGAAAAACCTTAAAATCTTTGAGAAATGAATAGAGAGCTTCAATTACTGGTCATTACCCAACAACTTTGGAATGAATTTGTAGAAGCTGGTTTTACTCATCCAGATGAAGCAAATGAAGTTAGACATGAAATACATGGTATTCAATCCACTATAGCAACAAGAATCATGAGAAAACTTGCTCCAGATATATTTCCAACTTATGAAACTAATGAGGATGGAAAAACCAAAGTACGTGAAATTACACCAAAAGAACACTTAGAAGCTATCAAGTTCATACTCCCTGAAGAATTAAAAGAAAAAATTTGCAAATAGATATTTTTTAATTTATATTTGCATTAAGAAATAAGAACAAATAATAATTAATATTAATTAACCTTAAAACCTTTTATATTATGAAAACCCAAAAACAAAACAACCAAAACTTCCAGGAAGTAAAAGTTGAAAAAACCGAAAACCAGGCTCAGGTAAATGCTCAACCTAAAGAAGAGGCCAAAGAGACTAAGACTATCAAAGTTAAGAAGGTTGTAAAACCTAAAACTGCAAAAGAAAAGGTAGTCAGTAAAGTTAAGAAACAAGCAGAGGTAAATTTGGTAGAAGAAGTTATTACCAAACGAGAAGTAAAATATATTTACCCTGCAGATTGCCAGGACACTCTTTCAAGAAAGAAACACCGTCAACAGGTAAGAAATCAACTCAATCGATTGGAATTGGAAATGCTTAGAATCGAAGATAAGCAATCCAAAGAGTTCAAGGCAAAAGAAAAAGAATATCTCAAATTCAAAAAGGCCAATGTAAAATCTGCATAAACTTCTCTCATATCCTGTTAGGTAAGGGGAAATCAAATTCCCCTTACTTTATTACTAACCAATTTAAAGCAATATGAGAGAATATGTATGTGGGATTATCAAAAAAAGTAATTCTAAAAGCAAACAGGGAATTGTTAGAATTACATAAAAGGTGCATAACTACTTATCTTACTCAAAGAGCACTCAAACATAGTAAGCAAAAGAAATTCTTTGTAATCTATGATATGTATATCAATGAAAAGAATATCAGAGAATACTTTCATAGACCAATAAAATTATTTGTATATGCACTAATCACTGACAGGTTGAACGAGATTAAAAATTACTTCCAATGTATTCAGAAAAAGTCAAAACACTAACTCTAGATAAAGCAAACATTGTATTTGGTATTACCCTTGGTGGTAGTAGAATGGATATAGAAATATCTCTAAATTACCTGGTCTATGATTGGTTCTACAAATTGGGTAATGCTGGTATATATGGACCAGATTATGGTTGCTCAGGATATTTCATCCAAGAAAACAAGTTTAACAGGGTTAAATTCATTATAAATGACAATGGTACTGATAGACTATTTGTAACTGGGTTTAAGAAAAACATATCTGATGAAGAAAAAGCAAAGTTAAGATTTGACAATATTAAGTTTATCTCTTACTTTGAAGACAATGAATATGGTTATTATTTTCAAATAATTTAAAACTATGAAAACGAAAGAGTATATTAAAACTTTTAAGCTTGATCTAGAGAATTATGAATTTAACAGGGAAGAATTTATAAAGGCATTAGGTAAGGAATTTCTAGATAGGCTTGAATTGATCCATATTGCAAGGGTAAATAAAGGTATGGACTTCCCTTTCAAGGTATTTCAAGAATTGGTAAAAGAAATGCAGACTAAATTCTGGAGTATCTCTAATAAGAAAGTTGGAAAACCTTTTACCCCTGAACTCTTTTCAGCATTCTATGCAAGTGTAGTAATTCCAGCTAGAGAAAAATATTTTCCTGAAGAGCATGCAGCTATAGTTGCTAAAAGGGAAAAATATTTAGAAAATAAGGTGGATGAAAAGGGTAAAAAAGTAATAAACCATTTAACACAAGACTAAAACCGACTGCCCATTATGCAAAAATCCATAGAAAAATTATTGGAACTTTTAACTAACCACAAAGAAGAGTTCAGTAGTTATACCTTAAAAGTTCATAGAAACTGCTTAAGTCTAAGGGTGGATGATGTTGAAAAGGATAGTAATTTATATCAGGATATTTCATCTCTCTTAACTCATTTAAAATTTGAAAGATATATCAAAGAAAAATCCTTAAGTATGATAGGAACTATTTTCTTAGTCAACCTGGACTTTTAAGAGATAAAATTAATAGGGGTTAGAACATAGATTTTAACCCCTATTTTTGTATGATTCACTAGAATAAGGCTATATTAGTAATAAATCCGTTAAAATTATGGAAAAGCAGAAAACTAGGTTTCCCAGACCATTAGGAGTAACTCAATTAATGAAAGATTATAAAACTAGTAAAGACCCAGCCATACTTGATAGATTACAATCATATTATATCCAACAATGGTTAATATCCAATGGGAACATTTGTGGAAAACATTATTCTATCATGGAATTAGGTAACTTTTTAAAGTGTGATCCAGATAGAATCAGGATTCACATGAGAGATCAGATGCTCAATACTAAAATTTGGGACAGAGCTAATCAGGAACAACTAATGGATGCTATAATGGGTCAACAACTATCCTGGTTATTGGAAGATAGGATGGAAGTTGCTTCTCAGGTAAATTCATTGAGAAAATCTCAAGGGGATCATTATACTCCATTTGTCACTTCTGAATTGAATAAAGCATTAGGTCTTAAGTTAAATACTACTACTAATCTCCAATCATTGTTAAGAAGTTTATCTGGAAGTGGATCAGTTAATATCTTCAATCAATTCAATCAACAAAATAATACGGGTGGGATATCAGTAGAAGAAGCTATAGAAATAGTAGAACAAGAAAATGCTAAAACTATAGACAAAAGCAAGGAACTTCAGTATATAGAAGCTACTTATGAGGTTGAAGAATTTCCTGAAGTAGTTGCTACTAAACAACAGGGAATAGACACTAGTAAAGAGGGTTTAACCCTTAATTCTGGAGAGTTAAAACTTATTGCAGATGATTATAAAGGAGTATTAAATAAGTTTGAAGAAGATCATCATGAAATAAGAAGAGAAATAGAACTCAAGATAGATAGAGATTCAGAAGATCCAGAATTAGCTATATATCCGGGATAATTAAATACATATAACTTTCAAAACTCAGGTGGGAACCCCTTCAAACATAGGGATTACCCACCTTTTTTATTTTAATATATTTGCATTTTATTAAATTTAGATTTATATTTGTATAAAGAAATAAAAATAAAAACCCAAAACTAAAGATACCATGGAAGATAATCAAACTAAAACTTGCAAACTCTGCAATATTGAAAGACCTATTGATGACTTTCCCATAGATAAAAGAACCAAAGACAATCATGGGGTAATTTGTAAACTCTGCCTTGAAAAAGCTAGAGAATCAAAGAAAAAAAAACAACCAGAGTTAATCAAAGTTAAAGGTTTTTATCCAGAATTAGCTGGATTTACTCCTGGTCAACTCATTAAAGAGTTGGAATATAGAGGATATTATGGAGAATTGAAAGTAGCACAAATTATAAAGTTAACCCCTAAAAATTAAAATATCATGACTGTAAAGGAATTAATAGAGGCTTTAGAAAGTATGGATGGTAGCAATTTGGAAGTAAGATTTTGGGATGGTCCCAATGAATACTTTATCCAAAGTATTGAAAACATACCAGGTACTGATGATGTAAATATTGAAATCGGAGGATATGAGGAAATGTAATATAATCTTAGCAAGTATTCTTTTAAGTGGGTGTACTTGCTTAGGTATTCAAACCAAAGAATCTATCATAGAAGATTATGAGATAGAAATTCAAAATATGGATACCAATGCAGAAATAAGTTACTTTGATAATGCAATGTCAATTACTAATAGGGTAATTGATGATCAAAGGCTTAAAAAATCAGATAAAGCATATTTAGTAAACTATGTATTAATAATGTTAAAATCATTTGAAGATGAGACCAGGTAAAAGACTTACGGCCAGAGAGGCAGCTGAAGATATTTGCTATCTTACAAATGAACTGGGTTGCAATATAAGAATTAGAACAAAAGTGGATTGTTATATCTATCCTCTTGGTTATAAGATGAGTAAAAGTGGGACTACTAGAATACCAGGTAGGAGTGATATTATTCAATCAAATAAAGTAGAACCTTGGTTTATATGCAAAGGAGAGATTGTAGTCTCATTTAATTCCTGTTTTCCATATATTGAAATTCAAGATGTATATGGAAGGTGGCATGGGAATTTTATAGATATATATCATGATAAGGGTAATACCCCTACCTTTGATGTAATGATTAGGTGGCAAGAGGATCTTAGTATACTCAAATTATATAAGAAACCAAGTCAAGTACAACCAGGAGATATTCATTCACATTATCATAGTTCAGAGGGTTGTAATATATTCGGTATAGTTAACTTTATAACCACTATAAAAAGAGATGATAAATTCGTTATCAATGTTATAACCTCAGATAATAATATGGATGGTGTATTTGAATATGAACATAGTAAAAACACTAAAGATATAGAGTCAGAAAATTACTTTGTATTACTTAAACATAATAATACCCATATTGAATTATGAAGGAGCTCATTGTAAAACCAAGATTTTCAGATAAGATTGTTATAAATAGTGAATATCTGGAGAAACATATTATTAACCTAAGTATGAAAGGTGGATACCATTATGAAATGTTTGAATATGCCTGGGCTTATTATAGGTTAAAACCCTGGTTATATGATATCTATGGAGAATATCTACTTCTATACAAATTGCTTAGAAAAGCTTTGGAAAATGATAGGATAACTATCCCAGAATTTATCATTATGCTTAGAGAATCCTTTAGCAATGGTTATACGTTATCTAAGTTATCATGGGTACAATTTCCTACCACATTATGTGATATCTTTGAGGGTGTATATGATAAAATGAGTTATGATGGTTTTTTTAAGGAAAATAATCTTAATGAACATATCATGGCTATGGGATTTAGAAAGCTAGCTATCCAGCTTATGTTTTCAATATGGAATGGTAAACCTATAGGACAAAAAGAAATAAAAATCTGGATAGATGATATAGATTCTCTTATCAGGTATTTATTAGTAAATAATAGGAAAGAAGAGGGTATAAAATACTGGGAAGAGAATACAATAAAACAGATCAACCTGGCCACAATGGAATAATATGTATTAACCGCTAATAATACCCTGTACAATGTATTCAAAAGATAGTATCTATAAGGTTTACAAAAGAGGTATTTCAAAAGAGATTCCAAATAGGGATGAAATATTGAGATACTGGAAAGAAGGATTTGGAGACTTAATTGCAGAGATCTCAATGAAAACCTCTTTAAGGGTTAAGAAATTAAATATGTCGCAGGATTTAACTGGAACAATTACATTTCAAATAGAAAAGATAAGACCAGAACCAGAAATCCCATTGAATAAAGCTATACACTATATTTGCATTAAGATGGATAGACATGGGATTCCAGTTAATAGAAATTCAATTACAAGTACAAATACCACAATTACAATCCCATTCTCATAATTTCTCATAACTTTCATTTGCTTTCTGGGGATAGTTCTTATTGTAAGGATTATCCCCTTTTTCTAGAGCTTTAATTTAATTAAGATAATAAAACTCTTAGCTTGCTAGAATAGAATTTCTAGAAAATACCCAAAAACAGCCAATAAGGCAATACATACTGGATAACCCAAGTATTTAATTTTGCATTTAAATAAAAATTTATTATTTTTGTAATAAAGAAATACACTAAAAAATTTTAATGCTTTAAAATTGCTTAAAAATAGCAATTAAAGGCAAATAAAATTTAGTTATTAATCTTAAAATTTGAAAGTTATGAAAGTAGGGGAATTAAAAAAATTTTTAGAGGGAATTGATGATAATGTAGAAATCCAATTCTTTCATGCAGATACTGGTAAAGAGTTCTATCTTAACAGTCTGTTCCATGATATTAACCCTGAATCAGTAGAAATTGATTTTAATGAATATGTAAGTTTGTAAACTTAAAAGCTAACTATCATGAAAGTAAAAGATCTTAAAGAAACTTTAGAGAAACTGGATGAAAACTTTGAGATAAGATTCTGGTTCGGAGATGAAGAGATAAAAATCGATTGTTATTCAAGATTCCCAAGTGATCAATTGGTAGATTTTGAACTTAAAGAAGTAGAAGAATAAAAGCTAAAGATTATGTCAAAGGATATTAAAGCCCTGGATAAACTCACTAAAGTAATACCAGTATTAGCAGCTATCTATTTTATCATTAGGAGTATACTTTAGTAAATAAATTTGCAATTGCAATAAGTTTTTATTATATTTGATTAAAACTAAAAACAATGAAAATACCACATTATTCATATCAAATACTAATAATCTTACTTATTGCAGTTGCATATAAGAAATGTCATAAAGAAGAACCAATAGACTGGACACCAACTCATAAAATGTCTACTCCAATGCCAGATCATGCCTATATTAAATTCCCTCCAGATTATGATTCCACAGTTAAAGTACCAGGATATATCAATAAATCCAATACCATAACTGAACAAGAAGAACTAATTATTAGGGAAAGAATAATAATTGACAAAAATGGGGTTGTACATAGAATTAAATACATTGAACCATGAAAATAATTAAGATTGATGAGACTCTAGTTGAGATTCCTGATCACAATTATACTGAGCTAGTAAACTTGCATCAAGGAACTATCCAAAGTTACAGTTCATTAAGAGAATTGGCCAATGCCAGAGATAAATATTTTAGATATCTAGATATGTTACTTAGAGTAGGTAAATATCCTAATATCCCAACCTTCAAATCAACATTATGAAAAAGCTTATAGAGTACGATGGTAAGGTATACCAAATAAGTAAAGTTCAATATGATATACTTATGGATAAACAAAGTAATGTATATATCCCGGGAATTAATGTTCAGGAGAGAATATTAGCTAAGGATGAATACAATGAATATTTATACCTTGTTATCAAATCAGCTAAATTAATCAGATACCCTAAATTTTACAAAATACCATGAAACGATTAACCAGATACTTAGTAAAACGTTATTTACCAAATGAAGGTAAATATCTAGAAACCAGAATCCAGGCCTCTAGTAAATTTTATGCTATCCTTCTAATCAAAAAAGAAGATACAGATAATGGAATTAAAGCCTGTTTCTATAGTGCAGAAAGAATCATTGGTGACAATTCTAATAGATGATATTCCAATCCAAATATCTACCAATCAATATAATCATTTATTAGAATGGATAGATAGGTATCACAGATATCAAATTGGAATGGAAATATATCCTCTAGAATCAAATATTTATAAACAATATGCAATTAAGTCTAAACTTGCTCTAGAAACCTTAAAAAAGCTTAAAAATGAATTACAAAAAGAAAATCCGGGAAATAGAACTTGAAATCAATATGATAAACAAATATTATATTAATCAAGTGGCTAGTCCATCTAAGGAAACAATCAACAGACTGGAAGAATTAACAAAACACCATTATCAACTTTTAAATAAATACTATGAAAAGAGTCAAGGTATAAGATTAGCTATAGTAACATTCTTTCAAACAGCTTTTATCTTTGCTATTGTTATGACCATTGTTAAACTTATTGTAAACAACTAAAGCCATGGAAGATACAATTAAAGAACTAAGAAACGAATTGGATTACATAATCAATAAACTCCTTATAATAACCAGCAATAACGACAAAGATGAGTTAATTTCTAGTAATGCAAAAGCAATCTCAAATATGGTAGTACTTATGGCTGAAAAATTAAACAGCTTAGAAATGCAAAAATGTATGATCAACAACAAAACTGATTATATAAAGAAAGTAATCAAAATAGCAGAAAAAACTGAAAATTCAGCTCAACTAAAGTATTTATTCAAAGTAATAGAAATAGAACTTTTATAAAAACTAAAACAATCAATAGACCTCTTATTAAACCTCTAAAACTATGATACATAATATATCTGGAGTATTAGTCTCATTAGAAGAGATTAAATCTCAACTTTCACTCCTCACTACTAAAAAGAATCAAGAATACGTAAAAGAGATATATCTAAAAGTAGAAGAGATATCCAGATTCTTTAAGATGAATAAACTAATAACCCAGTCTGAAGAAATACAAAACAGGATAGCCTTTCTAAACCAAGAAATGAAAACCTTAGATCAACTTTTTTCACCAATAAAAACAAACAAATAATGAAAACAATAATTATTAATCTTACTAATGTTATAATTATCATATACAATATACAATCCATATTATCATTAATCCTACCAATCACTATAGCAGAAGTATATTCTAAAATAAAAGAATAACATTCAATCTCAGTATAATATACTATCAAACATATATCAATACTCAGATATAGTTTTGGAGAACTACCGCAAGTATCCCTATTTCCAGCCCTTCTGTACCCTAGTTCCACAGGGTTTCTCAGGCTTTTTTACTCTAAAAATTTAGGGCTTTTTTGATAAAGTTAAAATCTCATCTATTGAGCTTTATGGATATAGTTGTAGACATACGAGAAAGGAGTTGACATTTTAATAAAAAGTTCTAAATCGACAAAATGATATCTTTGTAATAGAGCTATAATACACGTATTCACTTTTACCCCTATTTTTCCACAGCCTATATAAAAAGTTGATTAAAATTGACTCATTTTTGAACAAAGTGTATCTAAACTTATATTGGCTATATTGTAAACTGATAGTTGACAAAATTTAATTTTTCAAAACATCTCAACAAACAGGGACTCCTCAGATTTACATTTTATCTAAAAGTTCAAAAAGGCTCATCTACACTATCCTAAACATATTAAAACTTAGTTTTTAACTTTTAAGGATTTTAATTAAAATTTATACTTTCAAAACTCTATCTCAAACATGGGTTTTTCAAGATTTTAAAATTTAAAAATCAAATCTTGAAAACTCATCACTTTTGAGCTTTTTCAATTTTTAAAATTTTTAAATCAAAATCTTAATTCACCTTAATCTTTTC